CTATTGGAGGCGCTTCGTCAGGTGGCGTTGGTGGTGACGGTAAGGTAGTTGTTGTATTCAATATTAGTGTTACAGCGAAAGTCAAAGTTGGAGGCACATATAAAGATGTCAACAATATTTTTTACAAAGTTTCAGGAACTTGGAAAACAATAACTGCGGCATATTTTAAAGTTTCAGGAACTTACAAAGCTTTATTTAATTCAGGAGTTGAGTTTGCTCAAACTGCGGCTGGATTTGGCGATAGCTCAGGAAATAGCACATCAGGTACTACTGGATCAGGTGGAGGTGGTTGTTTTGTGGCAGGCACTCTAGTTACAATGGCAGATGGCACACAGAAGGCAATTGAGCAAATTGAATTAAAAGATCAAGTTTCAGTTGGCGGTAAAGTATTTGCAACTGCTAAATTCTTAATTGATAATTTATATGATTACAAAGGTGTAAAAGTTTCAGGCACACACATGGTCAAAGAGGATGGCATATGGACTAGAGTACAAGATACTAAGCACGGAGTATCATTAGGTAATGATGAACATGTTGTTTATGTGTTTGGTTCTGAGAACAGAAGAATCATTATCAACGGAATAGAGTTTACTGATTACTTTGAACTTACTGAACAACAAGAACTAGTGAATCACGGCGAAGGCATATTTGATAATTGGCAGAATCATGATAGACAAATACATGATAAAAATGTTAATATTTTAAATGCTTGATAAAGATTTTTACCATGGCGACCAAGGTGTATGTTTTAAAAAATTAGAAAAACATCACACGCAAATTACACACGAATTCAATTCTCATAAAAACAAACGTTTTCTCGAGCCAGAAGATTTTTCAGATAGTGTGCGAGGCGCACCTGAAGATTTTGATAACAAATCTGGTGATTATGTTCATGGCGAATGGCAGGCATTGCCAATTTGTATAGACAATAAAAATATGCAAAGCAACAATGACTACCCTATGCTTTATGACATCCTTAAACATTTTCCATACAAAATTAATGTAGCTATCATGCAAGTTGGGCCTAACACACAAATTGGTAATCATACTGACAACGAAGGTGGTTGGAGGTACCAAATGTGTTTAGATGATGGTGGCGGCGATGAAAGTGGTATGTACGTGATGAACCTTAAAACTAAACAGCAGGATCTACATACCTGGCGAACTGGACACGCCTACATATTCCAACCTGGCTTACAACTTCATAATGGCTTTAATAAAAATAAGAACCACAGAACTACATTACTCATTGACTTTTGGAAAGAATTAGAGTATACTGAGGATACATTTGATAGCTATTACCAAAACTATTCAGAATGTTTTGAAGGATTAGAAAATTTAGTAGACCTGTATGAGTCGAGAAAGCAAAAAACCTAGAATTTTTATAACAGGACATACCAGAGGTATTGGCAAAGCAATCTTCGATAGATTCAAAGCAAAAAATTTTTATTGTTATGGGGTATCGAAATGTACAGGCTATGATATTGAATCTGATTGTGATATTATTGTTAGGCAGATGGCAAATTTTGACTTCGTTGTGTTAAATGCCTATAGTAAAAATAGCCAATTAGTAATGCTACAAAAAATTATTGATGGATATAAAAATGAAAATAAAAAAATTGCTGTAATCACAAGCACATCAGGCACTCCAGCAGGTATAGACAACTCATTCAAAGAGCAAGAATACAATTGGTATTGTAAAAACAAAAAAGAACTTATAGAATACATTGAGAAAGCACAACAAGACCTGTATGACAATTTAATACAAATTTATGATATTTGTCCCGACACTGTGAAAACAGATATGAGTAAAGGTCTTTGGGAGCAGTATCCAAAATTACATGCTGATGAAGTTGCTGAAGTTGTTGAAATGTGTTTCACCAAACCATACAATATTAACAAGATTGTGATGCAAAAATATGGAAGTTAGAAAATACGATAGAGATAGTGATTATAACACTTTAGTTAAATGGTGGACGCAATGGGAGTTTGGCGTAGTGCCAAAAGACATGTTGCCAATAGACGGAATAATGGTGCTTCACAAAAGTAGACCAGTTTGTTTTGCTGGCATATATTTGTATCCAAAGACAGCTTTGTCTTTAATGGAGTGGGTAGTAACAGACAAAGATTCAGATCTAAAAACACGGCACAAAGCTTTGAAATTATGCATTGACAGTATAATGGATCTAGCTAGACAAAGAGGGGCAAAACTTGTATACACAATGACAAAAGAAAATGCCCTTCAAAAAAGATATGTAAAATACCATAAAATGGTTCAAACAGAGAGCGATATAAAAACATTTATATGTGATTTAGACGGAAAATCAAGCCAAGATTTAACATGGATTTCCGACGATGAGCAAATAAAAACGCATAATAAATAAGCATAAGGAGACAATTACATGGCAACAAAACAAGAAGTCGCAGATTATATAAACGAAAATTACGAGTCAGCATGGACAGATGAGGAAGAAGCAAAAATTGATGCAATGCTTAATCCTGAACTAGCTACAATATTAATAAAATTAGTCGGCGATGTAACTTTTTTAACAGAGGTAAGAGATAACGCTTCAAATAATTCATAGAACATGGCGTATAAAATAAACAACACATTTGGAACCCTATTGGTTACCCTTGCGGATGGAACAATAGACACTACCACAACTGACCTTACATTAATTGGAAAAGGTTATGCAGGTTTTGGGGAAAAACTAAATGAAAACTTTATTTCACTTTTAGAAAATTTTAATAACACATCTGCTCCTGCAAATAAAATTCAAGGGCAACTATGGTTTGATAAAACAAATCAACAACTAAATGTTTACACAGGTACAAAATTCAAACCAGTAGGTTCTCCAACTCCATCTACGTCACAGCCGACTAGTGCTGTGTTAGGAGACGAATGGTTCGACACAAGCAACAAACAATATTACATTTACGATGGTTCTGCATGGACCTTGATTGGACCAACCACAGTTGCAGGAACTGGTGTAACAACCGCAGTGGCAGAAACAGTTGAAGACAACACCGGTGTAAACCGAGATGTTTTAAAATTTATTGCGAATGATGCAGTTGTAGGAGTAGTTTCAAATTTAGCCTTTACACCAAGCGGCACTGAAACTAAAGGTGCGGCATTAGTAGCGGCAGGTTTTTCAAGCGTAGCACAAGGAATACAATTATCATCAGCAGTTTCTTCTGCAAAATTCAGAGGCACAGCTACTGATTCTGACTCATTAGGCGGAGTTGCAGCGGCAAATTATTTGAGATCAAATGCCGATGACACCACTTCAGGAACATTAGGAGTACTAGCAGATGGTACTACACTAACTTTAGGTGCTGGTTCAGATATTACATTTACTATGGCAAGCGATAATTTAACCATAGCACAGACCACCCAAGATAAAGACATAATTTTTACTGTGAACGACGGTGGAGTGACAACCACTCTTATTACTTTAGACGGTGATACCGGTCGAGTTGAACTGCCGGCTGTGGGTGATCTAAGAGTTTATGGGAATCTACAAGTAGATGGAGACTCAGTAGTTAGTAACACATCTATCTTGACTGTTGAAGACAACATTATTGAACTTAACAGGAATGTTTCAAGTAATTCTGGAATGCCAAACTTTACAGGATTGAAAGTAAACAGAGGCAATGCGTCAACTGCCACAGAACAAGACATATTTTTTGTATGGGACGAAACTTTTGCGGACGACGGTACAACAATATTTGGAAACGCAGGCGGAGCCTGGACTGCATTCAAATCTACCGACGTAGGCGGTTCAGAAATGTCCGCGCCAACTTTAGTGGATATGAGAGCTAATATTGTTCACGCAACATCTACTGCGGCGCAATACGCTGATTTGGCTGAAAGATATGCCGCTGACATGCAACTTGAAGTAGGTGATGTGGTTATGTTAGGTGGTAGTGAAGAAGTTACAAAATGTTTAGAAGAGGGTGATACCAGAGCTATTGGAGTTGTGTCTGAATCTCCAGCATTTTTAATGAATGCAAATGCTGGTAACAATGACTCACATCCTATGATAGCTTTAAAAGGAAGAGTAAATGTTAAAGTTATTGGAACAGGAAAAGCTGGTGATAGACTAATATCAGCTGGAGACGGTAAAGCAAAAGTAGCAGAGCTATCTCAATGTACTCATTTCAATGTATTAGGTAGACTAATTAAGGATAAATATACTAATATTACAGAATTAACAGAGTGTATAATAGGAGTAAAATAATTTATGGCATATATTGCAGGTGATACAATAACAGCGGCACAATACAACGTATTTGTAGCAAGTTCTAGTGATCCATTTGGTTATAACCATTTTGCAGGCACAGGTTCAGGAGAATACGGATTAGGTCAAACTGAATTGCCACAAGTTACTGCTGTGGCAGGCACCGTTACTGCGGCTCAATTCAACACTTTGATGACAGGAATTGACAACATTGCAAATCATACAAATGTTAGTATCACAGCAAGAACACAAGTGTCAGCAGGTGACACGATTGCAATAAAATCGGCACTAGAAACTGACTTGGCGGCTTTGGCAACGGCGGTTGCGGCAGGAAGTACATCTGCAAGTGGTGGTTTAACAAATAATCAATTGAGGCAAGTGACAACAGGCTCAACAGGTTGGAACACAGCAACACATGAAATATCTGTTACCTTTGCAAATGCTAACACAATGCGGCACTATTTTAATGCTGGCGGAAAAATTAGATTGGTGTGTGACGTGTCAGGATCGGTAGACGGAGATAAAGATACTGTGTTTACAGATCTTGGAACAGGTTTAGGAAATTTAGACATTGGATCGCTTGCAACTACAAGATCAGGATCATCAGAAACTTTAACAACAAATAATTTGTCAAGAGGATACAGAGATCTTACTACTTCATACCAAAATATAATAAAACTAACTTCAGACAACTCAAATTACACAGACAACAGTTTAGAAGTACAAGCAAAATTGGACGCTTCTGTTGACTCTGCAACTGTAATTACTGTCAAGATTATCTTTTTAGATGGTGCAAGTGACGGGACATTTACCTCAGGTAATACAGCCGGTGTACCAGCAGATCCAAACAATGCGCCACAGGTAAGAAGCACAGTCACTGAGCGACACCCTAACGACAGTGAAGGACTGGCGGCAGCTATTCAATCTTCATCAAACGCACAAGTATCTAATAGCACAGGTTAATAATTTTACCAGGTTGATTTTACACCATAATTATTGTATAATTGTGGTATGGACATTGGCGAACTAAAAAAACAATCAGATCTTTCTTACGACATTGCAATTGCAAAACGTAATGCTTTGGAAAAAGCAAAATCGAGACAAGTGATAGTGTACAACGAACATATTTTCTGTGCAGATACACAAACAATATGCATGGTTAAAACATTAAAAGATCTATATACAACATTTTTTGTGTTAGACAGCAATAATAATCCTGTTGAAATACAAAATCCAGAGCAGTTTTTACAAAAACTGATAGAAAGAAACCAGGAGAGTCTTAGTTCATATCATCAAATGTCAAGAACATTTGAACGGAAAGGTGACTAGTGACTAAAGGTGTATTATTATTTTGTTTTAACACTCAAGATATTGAATATCATAAAATTTTAGAAAGATGTGTTGCTCTAATAAAAAAAAATTTACAGTTAGAAATAACTGTTATTACAAACCACGAAACTTTTGCAAAAGTAAAACCTTTAGGCTTTGTAAATTACAAATTAATTGAACCTGAAAAGGGAAATACAAAATTAGGCAAGGAATGGAATAATGTTGATCGACATCTTGCCTACGAATTATCCCCATACGATACAACATTAGTGATGGATATAGATTATTTTTGCTTTACAGACAATCTTTTACAGTTTTTAGATACAAAATACGACTTCCTAGTACCAAAAAAAGTTTTTGATCTCACGCATAGAAACAGTTTCCATCAAAGAGTATGGAGTATGATTCCTATGGTATGGGCCACGGTATTTGTGTTTCGAAAAACCAAAAAAGCCAAGCAAATTTTTGATATGATAAAATACGTTAAGGCATATTATTCATACTTCAACAATTTATACAGGATTTTTTCAAAAAACTATCGCAATGATTATGTATTCGCCATAGCTTTACAACAACTTAATGGTTTTGTAGATTATAATACGTTTCCTTTTGCTTTATCTACGTTACCGCCTGACTGTAAAATATGCAAAATATCCAATAAAGGCCTTGCGTGGCAGTATAATAATAAAATTGATTGGATTGAAAGCCAAGATGTCCATGTGTTGAACAAAGAGGTAGCGTATGTCTAAAGGATTTTTATGGTTTGCCCAAAACAACGACAAAACAGATTATGTTGAATTATCAATAAAGCTGGCTAAAAGTATTAAACAGCACAATAAGGAAAACCAAATCTGTGTTGTCACAGATATTAAAAGCAAGTTTGAAAATGATCATGTTGATATAGTAAAAGTTTTAGAAGATGATGCCAGTGACACACATGCCATCAAATGGGCAAACGAATACAAAGCTTTTAGGTTAACTCCTTTTACTCACACAATTAAGTTAGAAGCAGATATGTTGTGGACTATTAACACAGATTGGTGGTGGTATCATTTATGGCAACATAATTTGGTCTTCAGTGTGCATTGTAGAGACTACAGAGATAACATAGTACACGATAAAACATATAGGCAACTGTTTGTTAAAAACCAACTGCCAAATATTTACAACGGTTTAATGTATTTTCGTAAAAGCAAAGAAGCCCAAAAATTTTTTAATGTTGCAAAAGCAATTGCAACAAATTGGAACATAGTCAAAAAGGATTTATTAATTGCATGTCATGATCCATACCCAAGCACAGATGTAGTTTTTGCTCTAGCACACAGAATTATTGATCCTTACAATTTTAGTTTAGTCAATTACGATTGGTTCAAATTTGTTCACCATAAGCCTGCAATACACGGACTAAAACATGTGAAAGACATTAACAACTATTTGTATCCTAACGAATCGCAAAACAAATTATATTTAGGTGAACAACGGATGTCACGTGTGTGGCATTATTTTGATAAGGAGTTGAATGTCAGACTTTCTTAAAGAATTGAATAATTTATATGTTCCACCTAAGCCAAAGGTGCATACAGTAAAAATACAAGGGCAAAATGTTGTTGTTACACTTGAAAAAAAATTAGAAGTAATGCAACATGGCGAAGACGCATACATGTGGAAATCAGCAACTGAATTTGTTTTAAGACCAAAACCAGTTTACAAAGCTTCATATCCTGTGTTAAAAAAATCAACTAAAGGTTATTGTTTTCTGGACAATGATATACACTGGCCTAATGCAGTTGTTGAGGGAGGTGAAACATGGCAAAGGTAAGAATAAGTGACCTTGATTTTGTCTACATAAGCTACAAAGAGCCAAATAAGGAACACAATTGGGCTGATTTAAAAAGTAAAGTGCCTTGGGCGAAACGTGTAGATGGAGTAAAAGGTTTTGACTCTGCCCATAAAGCCGCAGCCAATGTGGCAACAACAGATTTTTTTATTTCTGTAGACGGTGATAATATTTTGGACGAAAGTTTTTTATTAGAAAGTTTAAATTTTGACTTAACAAATCCAAAGGCAGTACATCGTTGGCGTGCAAGAAACAATATAAATGGACTTGTATACGGTAATGGCGGTCTAGTAGGCTGGCCAAAAGATATATGCCTCCAAATGAATACACACGAAAACAGCACAACGGACGAAAACAAAATAGATTTTTGTTGGGGAGTGCCACATGAAAATTTACATAATTGTTATTCAACTACTGTAATAAATGCCACGTCACGACAAGCTTTTATTGCCGGATACAGAGAAGGTGTTAAAATGAGTACCCACAAAGGAAAGCCAATCACTGCAAAAGAATTCAATACTATATGGCGTACTAATTTAAACATTCTCAGCACTTGGTGTACAATTGGAGCAGACGTAGAAAATGGAAAATTTGCCATGTTAGGTGCAAGAATGGGGTGTTTCTACACTGTAATTGAAGATAGAAATAACTTTTTCAAAGTCAGCGATTTAGATGAACTAGGCCAATACTTTGCTGATCTTACACACAGCAATGTCGATGAAGAATTATTGATGTTCGGAAACAGTTTGCGTCAGCAATTAGACATACCAATAGCAGAATATGATGAGGCAGACAGTAGATTTTATAGGTTTGTGATGCCGCAACACATTAACAAAGGAGTGCAAGACCGTGAGTACCAGTGATTATAAACAACAGGCCGAGCTTGCGAAAGCAAAACTGGCCACTGTATCGCCTTCTATGTGTTTGGCCAAATGGAATCAGGTATCACTACATTTGCCTACAGGTTTGACAAACAGTTGTTATCATCCACCTTTACATAAAATAGATGCAGAAGCGGTAAAAACAAATCCTGCCGCACTACACAATACTTCGGAAAAACTAGATCAACGATTTAAGATGCTACAAGGTGAACGGCCAGATGGCTGTTCCTACTGTTGGAAGATGGAGGACACAGGCGAAATGTCAGATAGACATTATCGTAGTGGTGAGCCATGGGCCATGCAGGACTTTGAAGCAATCAAACAGAATCCAATGACCACAAGTTGGACACCCAGGTACGTGGAAGTCAATTTTAACCATGCTTGTAATTTCAAGTGTAGTTACTGTTCGCCACAGTTTTCCACTACCTGGGGACAAGAGACGGAGCGTTATGGAGAGTTTCCAACCACACCTCCTCATAATGCTCCTGAACACTTTATGGGCAAGCAACGTCCAATACCAAACCGCGAAGACAATCCTTATGTGACAGCATTTTGGAAATGGTGGCCAACACTGTATAAAAATCTTAAGCACTTTCGTATGACAGGCGGAGAGCCTATGATGGATAATAACACTTACAAAGTGTTTCAATACATAATAGATCATCCCAAGGATGATTTACACTTGAACATAACCAGCAACATGTGTCCACCCAATAACAAATTAAAAACAAAATACTTTAACATGTTGCAAACTATCTGTATGCAAGAAAAGGTTGAACATGTGATGCAGTTTGTGAGTGTGGATGCATGGGCAAAACAAGCAGAATACATACGTTTTGGGTTGGAGTTTAATCGTATGTGGGACAACGTGGATGAATTTTTGGAGCGTATACCACAAAGAAACAGTGTGACATTTATTATCACTTACAATAACCTTAGTGTTGTAAGCATGCGTAAGTTACTAGAAGGCATCTTAGAGCTGAGAAAACGTCATAGCAAAACTTATCAAAGAGTATGGTTTGATATACCTTTGCTACGTCAGCCTGAATGGCAACAGATTACAATGCTTCCAGAAGCATATCAAGAAATTCACAAAGACAACATAGCTTACATGCAACAAAATTCTGGAGAGGACAAAGGACTACACATATTTAAAGACTTTGAAATCCAAAAAATGCTACGCAATCTTGCGTATTGGAAAAAAAACGCTGACGCTAGCACGAAATTAAAGAAGAACTTTTACGCATTTTTCAACGAACACGATCGTAGACGTGGTACAAATTTTTTAAATGTATTTCCTGAAATGGAAGAATTTTGGATGGAGTGTAAAAATTTATGAAAACAATAGGGTATTTTGGAGATAGTTTTTGTGCAGGTCGAGAACCAGAAAGTTGGTGTGTGTTGTTGGCATCAAAACTTAATGCCAAAGTTGTTAATTGGGGGGAGCCAGGCAGAAGTATTTGGACAACATTTTTTAAATTTAATCAAAGGATAAAACAAAATATAGTTCCAGATTATAGTGTTTTCTGTTGGACAGAACCATATAGATTGTTTCATCCTAGTTTAATATTAAGTGCCAACACAGAGCCACTAGAAGGGGTTGATCCTAATGTGTACAAGGCATTAGATTATTACTGGAAGTATCTGCACAACTATGACAAGGACGAAATGGCCTATGAATATTCTTTAAAACACTACGATCAAAACGTATTGTCCAAAATAAACAAACAAATTGTGCAGATGTGGAGTTTCCGTCCTTTTGAAACAGCAGGCAAAGATGCAAATATAAAATTGACCTCTGGTAAATTTATTGATGAAAGTGTCTTTACATTCAGTAAATCAGCAGGTGAAAAACACGGCTGGGGAATTGGCACAATAAATCATATGACTGTGGAACAAAACAAACAATGGGCAGATAAAGTTTATGAACGAATTAGATTATAAGAAACAAATACTAGATACAAAGTCTGCCAGTTTTTGTGGAGCAAAATGGTACAATGCTACAATATGGTTAGGTAGTGGCATGACTACTAGTTGTCACCATCCGTTACCCCACAAGATTGATCTGGAAGAAATTAAAACAAATCCCAGTGCAATACACAACACAGTTCAAAAAAAAGAACAACGTAGACAAATGCAATGTGGTGAAAGGCCTTCCGGTTGTGAGTATTGTTGGAAAATTGAAGATATTGGACGTGATGCAATTAGTGATCGAGTGTATAAATCTAAAATATTCTCAAACAATGCGTTAGATGATGCATTTAAGTCAGATCCAAACGCCAATTGGAATTTGAAAACTTTAGAGATTGCTTTTGATAGAACTTGTCAATTTGCTTGCTCGTATTGCAATCCAGCTTTTAGCACGACATGGGCAAACGATATAAAACAAAAAGGCCCATATGTAGGACTTACCTCAGATGGACGTAATCACTTCACTCATAGTCACGAATCTGCTGAACCATATAAGAAAGACGAAACTAATCCTTATGTTGAAGCATTTTACAAATGGTGGGAAACTGATCTACACAAAAGTTTAGATGAACTTAGAATTACAGGTGGAGAACCTATGATGTCTCCTAATTTATGGAGATTATTAGACTGGATAGAAACGCAAGGAGACAAAATGAATCCTAATATGCGACTAGCAATTAATTCAAACTTATGTGCAAATGATAAAGTTATGAACAAGTTTAAAGATAAATTAAAAAATTTTGATAGATTTGAATTGTATACTTCAAATGAAGCAACTTTTAAACAGGCAGAATATATTAGGGATGGTTTAGATTATATTGAATGGTACAAAAATATTATTGACTTCATGGTCCATAAGGTTCCAATGCAAATTCATAACATGTGTACAATTAACGCATTATGTTTAGAATCTCTATCTGAGTTTTTAGAAACTTTAGTTTACTTGAAAGACTGTACAAATCGTGTATATAAGACGCCTTTGAATTTCACGCTTAATATTTTACGCTTTCCTAGTTTCCAATCTCCATTAATTTTGCCAGATGATCTAAGAAATAAATTTAAAGGAGATATTGAAAAGTTCTTAATTAATAATAAGAAATGGTTGGAAGAAATGGAAATAAATCACACACAAAGATTGATAGATTATTTAGACGTTGTTAAAACTCCACATGCCGGTGCGGCAGAACAAACTAAACTTCAAAAAGATTTTAAAACATTTTACAGTCAATATGATAAACGTAGAGATAAAGACTTTGAAAAGACTTTTCCAATAATAGGAGAATGGTATCGTGGCATATGAGTACGGGGCCAAAGAGCCTGAAAAATTAAAGATTAAGGATATGACGCCTAGGGAAAAGGAGTTATTAATTGATAGTAAGTCGTTTTGCATGTTACCCTGGATGCATCTGCATGCATTTCCAGATGGTAGGGCTTATCCCTGTTGTTTTGCATTAGATAAATTGCCAGTTGGTAATGTGAATAAAGATTCTATGGAGGAAGTATTCAATGGACCAAAAATGAAACAGATACGCCTTAATATGCTGAATAATAAAAAGTCTAGAGAATGTTTCAAATGTTATGATCAAGAAGATTCTGGTTTCTTTTCCCTACGTTTAAGTTCCAATAAGCATTTTGGACATAACATAAACATGACCGAATCTACAAAGCCTGACGGCACAGCCGACTTTATAATAAAGTATTGGGACATACGTTTTTCTAACTTGTGTAATATGGCTTGCAGAAGTTGTGGCACTTGGTTTAGTTCAAATTGGTATGAAGATCATAAAAAACTTACAGGTGCACCGCCCAATCATGCAAAAATAATGAAAGCGGGTAGAGATAGTAATGATATATGGGAACAACTGTTGAAACAGTTTGATCATGTTGAACAGTTTTATTTTGCTGGCGGGGAACCAATTATTATGGAAGAACACTTACGAATTTTAAAAGAATTAGATAAAAGAAAAATGTATCACGTAAGATTAATTTATAATACAAACTTTAGTAAATCAAAATTCAAAGGGACAGACATATTTGAACTATGGAACAAATTTGATTCTGTTTCAATCGGAGCAAGTTTAGATGCAGAAGGATCGCGAGCAGAATTAATGCGTAAAGGCACAGTATGGGAAGAGACAGTGGCAAATAGAAAACGTATGCTTGAAGTTTGTCCGCAAGTTGATTTTTATATTAGTTCAACTGTAGGCTTGTCTAATGCCCTACACGTGCCTGATTTTCATAAAAGTTGGGTAGAACAAGAATTAATAAAGCCACAGGATTTTAACTTTAACCTATTACAATATCCGTTATGGCAACGTATGGATTTACTACCGCAAAAATATAAAAATAAAGTGACAGAAAAATATGAAGAGCATATGAAATGGTTAAAAGCAAAGGATCATTTGACACGTGCAACAAAAGGATTTGTATCAGCACTAGACTGGATGAACAAAAAAGATATGTCTCGCCATATGCCAACATTTGTTGAGGAAACTAGAAAATACGACAAAATTAGAAATGAAAATTTTACTGATGTGTTTCCGGAATGGAAACAATTATTTGAGGAATATGAAAAAAATTAAACCAAATGAGGGCAACAAAACTTTTTGTATGGCTCCATGGACACACACATATCTTTCTCCACAGACAGAGAGACGTATGTGCTGTGCATCAAGAGAACCTGCCCAAAGTTTTAAGCAATACATTGACACAGATAATAATGCTAAAAAATATAAACCTATGACATTGCAAGAACATTGGAATTCTCCTCATATGAAATCAGTAAGATTACGAATGTTAGCAGGCGAAAAGTTGCCAGAGTGTGAGGTATGTGATCATAAACTTTTAAACACAGATGTTTACCGATCATATTGGAATAAATTATTTTCGAACAGGATAGACGAAGCTTTTGAAAAAACAGATCTCACGGGTGCAACCACAATGCCTACTATAAGTTTTGATTATAGGTTTAACAATCTTTGTAATTTTAAATGTAGAATGTGTGGAGATATGCTGAGTTCAAGTTGGGAAGCAGAATCTCGAAAACATAAAACTTGGAGCAAAGAATCACAACCTTGGATGGCCTCACCACTACGAGAACAAATTAAAACATTTCAAGACAAACAAGTGGTTGAAGAATTTGTAGATGCTATTGAAACAAAACAGGTCCGTGAAATATATTGGTGCGGAGGAGAGCCGTTAATGTGGGATATGCATTGGAAAGCAATGGAAAGGATAATCGAGCTAGGTTTTGCAGATGAAGTATATGTAAGATACAATACAAATTTAAGCAGGACATCTTTCCAAAAATCTAATTTATTTGATTTACTAAGCTACTTCAATGATTGGCAAGTTTGTGCATCGATGGATGGCACAGGCGAGGTTGCGGAATACATAAGAGATGGATTGGATTACACACAATGGTTACGAAATTTTAAAGAAGGATTATCTGTGTCTACAAATCCAAGACAGATGAGATTAGATTATACAATTACAATGCCTGGATTATTGGAAATTAAAAATATGTTTGATTTAAGCCAAGAACTTAACACAGAAGTTCTTACAAAAGTAATGTTCACTTTTAGTAATGATGAAATACTAAGTCCATTAGCTTTGCCTAAAAAATTACTGCATACAATTATTGATGAATCATTGGAGTATATGGAACCACGTGCTACAACAAAGCAGAGAGCGTTAATAGAAGTAATTAAAAACTTAAAAACTAGAGAAACTTTTACTCCTACAAAAAGAGGAAAATTAAGACAAATGTATTTAGATAAAATTAGGAAACAAGATATTACAAAAATTTTAAGCAAAGACAAAAGGATACTGGATTGGTGGAAAAATATATAAAATCTAATATTTGTCCTTTACCTTGGACACATCTAGAAATAGATGTAAATGGCGGGGCATCGCCTTGTTGTTTATATAAAGGCAATGTACCTAATGTTAAAGTATATGAAACAGGATTGCGGCAAATTCAAAAGAATCCTTATATGGAAAACTTACGAGCTAAATTTAGAGCCGGACAAAGACCGACTGAATGTTCAAATTGTTGGGCAGAAGAAGATGCCGGCAAAACATCTAAACGCATGAATTCTATATACAAAATGCGTAAGACATTAGAAAATTGGACTCCTTACAGCGAGCCAACTTTACAATTTATTGATTTTAAGTTAGGCAATGTATGTAATTTAAAATGTCGCATATGCGGATCTTGGAGTTCTTCCAAATGGGCACAAGAAGAGCTTGACTATGGTGATAACCCAGTTGCACGCAAAAATTTAAAAGAGGGCGGTTGGCCAAAAAAACACCCTAAATTTTTCGAGGATGTAAAGGATGATTTAGCAGATGCAAAATATTTTGAATTTACAGGCGGCGAACCATTTATGATAAAAAATCATTTTAAAATTTTAGAATATTGCGTGGAGAAAGGTTACGCTAGTTCGCAAGATATACATTATAACACTAATGGTACACAATTACCATCAAGAGAAATTTTTGATTTATGGCGTCATTTTAAACGTGTTGAGATTGCATTCAGTATTGACGATGTTGGCGAACAGTTTGAATATCAAAGATACGGCGCAAATTGGAAAGAAGTAAATTATAATCTTAATCAATTTAAAATTTATCAGCCAGATAACATGGAATTTCAAATTTGTTCAACAATTAATATTTTTAATATTTTTAGTTTGGCAAAATTAAATTTATGGGTAAGACAATTTTGCCCAAAATTTTTTTATGTAAACACCTGTTTTGAACCAGAAGTTTTTAACATTCAAACTTTGCCTAAGCAAATTAAAAATATTGTGAACAGTAGATACAATACTTTAAAAGATTTTTCAGGCACGCTTAGATATATGAATTCAGCTGATAGAGATTCAACAGATATAAGAAATGAAAGAAAACGTAGAATCCTACAAACTGATAATTATAGGAAAGAAAATTTTGGTCAAGTTTTTCCACTTTTAAATAATGTGTTGGAGATATATGGATAAAAAAACTTTAATCACTGGTGGCTGTAGTTTCACATTAGGAAATGAATTAAGTGACGATGTGGACGGAAAAACCCCATCAAAAAAATCATGGGCTTATAAAATTAAGCCAGGATGGGATGATTATATATGCACAGCTAAAGGAGGTATTGGAAACAGTGCTATCGCCCGCAGAGTTTTCAATGAAATAATGAATCATAAACCACATACCATAAGAGTGGCTGTGATGTGGACTTTTACATCACGATATGATTGGGCTATGCCACGGCACAAAGTCTTAGAAGATACAAGGTGGGCGTCTATATCTCCATGGAGCACATCAGCAATGAAGGGTGAAGTGTACAAAAAACTACAAGGATCCGAGCATCAGATTGACGATTGGGCAAGGCAAACTAATGATGCCAAAAAAGCAAATGTAAAACCATTTGCAGAAAGCCTATACAAGTATGCGGCAAATGATTACCATGAAACATATCTAAGTTGGAAGTCCATAATTTGGTTACAAAATATTCTAAAGTATTACAAAATTCCGTATTTTTTTACACTTGCAGATAACACATTGTTTTATAACGACTTACATCATAAAAAAGATCAAGACAAATTTATGACTAAACTTTATAATGAATTTGATTTTACCAATTGGTTTAGTTTTGGCGAAAGGATGATGGGCTTTAACCAGTGGGCTTGGTTAAATGAATATCAAAGAGCTACAACGCACCCTCTAGACAAAGCACATGAAGATGCTGTACACTTGATGCAAGACAAATGGAATGAAATTAATAATGATGATATAAAAGTAGTTAAGATGGATAAAAATCCAATTAATCCAAAAACACATATGGAACAAATGACAAAATTACAAAAGGAAATACAAGATTTAAAATTACAGCTTAATGATAGTTTACAAAGAACTAATTCTTTCAAAAAAATGGTTAAGCAACTAGAATCTGATATTGGACTAATTGAACAACTAAACCCCAACCTAAGGAGAAAAAGATGATCGCTTGGATAAAAAATTTAATCAAAAAATTTAAGCAGGAAAGAGCTTATCGTAAAAGATTAAAAGAGTTAAAGAAAAAAGATCCATTTATTTACAAATAAAGTTATGCAAGAAATAGACAAAGTGTTATGGAATCTAATGACAGCGTTTAGAAATGCTGAAAACCAAGAATTTAGACTAATGTGGTATAAAAAGGTGCAAGCTTACAAATTAAAACAAATTAGATTAATATGAGCTGTATAGGACTGTTTTTGGCAATATCACTACACGTTGGTCTGGAAGCTGAATACAATCAAGTACATCCACACGCAAGATGCACAGTAAAAAATTCAATCGCAGGCGTTTACTATAATTCTGAAGATAATTTTAGTGCTTACATTGGAAAGCATATACAGGTTAATTCTGGATTTTTAGAAATTGGATTAGTTAATGGATACACGACTAGTAAGGTAGTACCAATGATAAGATACAAAAAAAATAATTTTTTTATTTCACCTGCCTATGAAAAATACCAAGGACAAGAAAACATTGGCCTAGTTTTAGGTTGGGAATTTGGCAAATGAGAATATTAGGTATAAATTGTATGAATCACGATGCCGCAATGGCAGTGGTAGAAATTAAGGACGGAATAGGCAAAATACTATGGGCCGCACATGCCGAAAGATATTCTAAAATTAAAAATGATCACTATCTGAACCAAGCAATTGTAAATGAGGCCATGACATATGGTCCGTTTAAGAAAGTTGTGTACTATGAAAAACCTTGGCTGAAAAAAACTAGGCAATTTTATGCAGGCCAATATGGTACCGCTTTTAGTTACACTGAGTTACCAAGCTGGCATCTAGAACACTTTGGAATAAAGATTGACGAATATGTGAAGCATCATGATAGTCATGCCGCGGCAGGATATTTTACTTCGCCGTTTAACGAAGCAACAATATTGACAGTTGATGCAATTGGCGAATGGGATACAGTAAGTATTTCAACCGCGGAAAAAGTATGGATAGAAAGAAAAGAAACTATCAAGTATCCGCATAGCATAGGAATACTATATTCTGCATTTACTCATCGATGTGGTCTCAAGCCTGCTGAAGAAGAATATATTTTAATGGGCATGGCTGCATATGGAAAACCAAAATATAAAAATGAAATTTATAATGACTTTGTAGAACAATCTCCATTTCAACTTAAAAAAAATTTACACAAGGGAATAGGTGATTGGCATCCGGAAGCAGATGTAATGGACATAGCCGCAAGTATACAGGCAGTAACAGAAGAATGTTTGGCTTCACTATGGCAAAGAGCCAGTAAGTATGGATCACGTAATTTAGTCTATGCTGGCGGAGTAGCTTTAAACTGTGCGGCCAATAGAGTGCTTGCCAATCTTGATTTATTTGATAATGTATGGATTATTCCTAATCCTGGTGACGCAGGGTCATCTATTGGTTGTATAGCCGCAAACGAAAAACAACATTTACAGTGGAAGAATCCTTTCTTAGGTCATAACATCGATGGCGAGTACCCAGTAGACAGTTTAATAAAGGAATTGAAAGAAAATAAGATGGTGGGAGTTGCAAGTGGTAGAGCTGAATTTGGACCAAGAGCACTTGGTAATAGATCATTATTAGCAGATCCACGTGGCCCAGAAATCAAAGACTTGGTAAATGGAATAAAGAAAAGGCAGAAGTTTAGACCCTTTGCGCCAGCTATATTAGAAGAAGATGTAAACGACTATTTTACCCTACCTAGTGGTGTTAAAAACACCCCTTATATGCAATATACAGCGGCGTGTACGCATGGTAAAGACTTTCCTGCCATAATACACTACGATAACACAAGTAGGGTTCAAACGGTGCGTAAAAGCGATAATCCAGGGTTTCATGCACTGCTGACAGAATGGAAAAAACAGACAGGTTGCCCTATACTTTTAAACACCAGTTTGAATATAAAGGGACAGCCAATAGTAAATGATAGAAATGATGGTAAAGCATTTACCAAAAAATATGGTGTGAATGTATTGGGATGAAAAATATAAACAAATGGCCATTAGAACACTGGCACATAGAATTATGTTCAAAATGTAGTTTAAAGTGTCCAAGGTGTTCTCGTCAGGAAGTACCAGAAGGATTAACAAATAAGGATTTAAGTTTAAATTGGTTTAAAGAAAATTTTAAAAGTAAACTTTTGTCGGATGTTAGAAAAATTACATTTTGTGGAGACGATGGAGATCCAATTTATGCAAAGGATTTTTTATCTATTCTAAGTTGGTTAAGAAGTGAAAACAACAAAGTGCAATTTTTGATAATAACAAATGGTTCTTATAAAACAAGAACTTGGTGGAAACAACTAGCTGATATATTAGATGAAAAAGATCATATTCATTTTAGTTTAGATGGATGGGATCAAGAGTCGAATAATCTATATAGAGTCAATTGTAATTGGAATAGTATCATGCAAGGCATTGAAGAAATGGAAAGTAGTAGTGTATACAAAACATGGGCGGCGATAGCTTTTAAATTTAATGAAGACAAACTGGAACACATGCAGGAAATGGCAAAAAGTTTAGGATTTGATCAATTCCAACTTACTTTGAGTACAAAGTTTGGGAAAAATTACAAATCATATCCTGCTGAAGATCCTTTGCAACCAAGTGACAAATATATTGCAACAGGTAGATTTACTAGAACGATTAAAAAATTTACAAATAAAATTTGGATAGATAAAACACATCCAATATTTTTGGACCGATATAACAACGAAGATATTGAGAATAAATCTATAGTTCCTTTATGTATGATTGGTAACAAAGGCCTTTACTTAAATGCCGAAGGCAAGTTTTACCCGTGTTGTTGGACAGGCTTACGTTATGATCATAATAAAAATATCTTCAATTATATTGATACATCTAGAACACTAGGTGAAGTAATGGACGATGCAATGTGGAAAAAATTATTTTTAGACATGCCGTTTGGAGATGCGCCACAAGAGTGTGGTGAAAAATGTAATTCTAATAAATGGAGTATTGAACATGCAACGAGTTGGTAGAAGATGAAAATATTAATTACAGGCGGCAAAGGATTTATTGGTTCAAAGATTGTAGAAATACTGTCACAGGATCATTCAATTACTATAGTCGATAATCACGACACATATGGTTTACTGGATAAACAAGAATTACAAAAGCTCTTTGAATGGCGACAAATGAATTGGAACCGAGAGAATGTTAGCTTTGTATACGGCGATATACTAGATAGAGGTACATGTCTTAAAGCATTTTCATATCATCCTGACATTGTGATTCATCTTGCAACATATCCTCGTGCTAAAATTGTTGAAAATGATCCAATTAATGGAGTGCCTAAAGTTGTAGATACTACAACAAATGTATTATGGCATTGTGCAAAATTTGGAGTACAAAAAATAGTCTATGTTAGTAGCAGTATGGTTTATGGAGATTTCAAAGACGGCGCAAAAGAAGATTCAAAAACAAAACCAATTAATATTTACGGGGAAGCTAAACTGACTGGAGAAAGATTAACAAAATTGTTTGCTAAACGTGAAGGTCTCAATTATGCTGTAGTTCGCCCATCTGGAGTGTACGGGCCTGGCGATCTTCCTGATAGGGTGGTCAGTAAATTTTTTGAAAAGGCAATGAAAAATGAAACAATCACTTTACATAACGGTAAAAATAAAGTTGACTTTACATACATAGAAGACGCGGCAGATGGAATTATTAAAGCGGCATTATCGCAAGTATCAAATGTAAGTTTCAATATTACAAATGGTAATGCAACTAGTTTAGCATCTTTGGCAGAAAAAATTATTGGCATTACAACAAGTGAATCTGATATTGAGGATACAGGCACACATGATCTTTATCCTCTTCGTGGAACACTAGATATTGCTAGGGCTAAAGATCTACTGGGCTATCAGCCTAAGACAACCTTAGACAAAGGACTAAAAAACTATTATGAATGGCTTCGACAGTATTCAAGTAAGATTTAAAAATACAAAAAACAACCCGTCACCATTTGCTAACACTAGAATAGTGCCTTTTACAGGAAGTTATCTAAAAATATTGAAGTCTATAATCGATGATGTAAAGACCGAATACTTTTGGTTTTTTGCAAACTTTATGAATATCAATACTATGGATCTCGATTATATTCCAGAACAACATGAAAAGCATCAAATTCACGTATGGTACAATACACATCCTTTAGGCGGTACAAACACAGAAGGCAATGTTTTTTTAATACCTACACAAGCTTTTAAAAAACAATTAGACAACCTTGACTACCTAAGAGATTACAAAGATATAAATTATCATCCACACAATAATCTGTTTCAAAACTGGATACCAAAGACATCATTTAAACTAGGTAATCCATACACCGCATATAATTCAGATAAGCCAAATTATTATAAGTGGCTTGTTAACAGTACACTGGATGAAAAATTAATTCCTAATTTTTTTCCAAGTTTTTGGGAAGACGTAAAACTATATTCATGGGGTAAAACAAAAGATATTATGCTGGTACCGCATGTAGACAACATTAAACAGTTTTATGATATTGAACGCCATGTAAATTATCCATTGGACTATAAAGTTAAAGACATGGACATTATATTTTTATCCTATGATGAACCAAATGCTGAAGTACAGTTTAAAAATTTACATAGTAAGTTTCCTCGAGCAAAATGGTGTAAAGGTATTGGGTCAAGAGCATTAGCTTATATTACAGCCGCACAGATGAGTAATACAGACTATTTCTTTTTTGTAACTCCAAAGCATGAAATAGTTGATACATTTAATTTCACATATCAACCGGACAGATTAAAAAATCCATGTCACTATATTTTTAACGCTCGTAATCCTGTAAACGGCCTTGAGTACGGACATGGTGCAGTGCTGTTGTACAATAAAGAGTTAGTAATTAAAACTGTTAAACCTGGATTAGACTTCACACTTTCAGCACCACACGATCATGTTCCAATTTTAAGTTCAATTAATCATTTTAACCAGACAGCTAAAATGGCATGGCGTACAACTTTTAGAGAAGTGCTAAAATTATTACAAATGTCACCTACTGTAGAATCAAAATACAGGCTTAAGAAATGGTGTACTATTGGAGTAGGAGATCATGCAGAATCTGTATTGAACGGTGCCACTGATGCAATGCAGTATTTTAATCAAAACAAAGATAACATTACTGCTTTAAAATTAAGTTTTGAGCTAGATTGGTTAAACCAGTACTATCATAAAAAATACTCTTAATTACTATTAAAAGTTTTTTGTAATATTGCAGTTGTTTTTGATTCCATATCTTTTTTCAAAGTTGGAATATCAAATTTAAGGTCTATGCTTTTTATTTTTTGATAATTTATTTGGATAGTTTTTTTAAGAAATTTAGCAACTGTATCTTGCTTTTTTATTCTTAGCTCTTTTTTGATATTATAATGTATAGTAATATTATTTTTAAGACTTATATTGACATATTCAAGATACTTGACCGGGAGATTTTGGAAGTGTAGTCCCTCCAAAACTTCCGGCCATTCTTTTACAAAATCTTTTGTAAGTTGCAACCAATTACTATTTTTTGGTGGCAGTTTTTTTGGCATCTGTTTTATTTTCAGTTGCTGGTGTTTTTGGTGCATCATCTACAACTGCCAAGTCACTTACTTTGACACCTTTTTCTTTTGCTATCATTTCGTTCAACTTATTAAGAGTAATCCTACCTTCAGCAGTAGGTCCATAAGTCATAACAATGTCTTTGGTCTTGAACTTTTTAATATAATTGTCGTTGTTCAACACAGCTAACATGTTAGTTCCGTCCGCGAATGTTTGTCTGGCTAGATATGAACCAAGTTCCTCTGCCGCTTGTCCGCCTTCGGATTCAACAGCCTTCATCAGTCCGTTATGATATACATCTGATAAAAACTTTGTCCCTACAACCAAGCAATTATTTGGTTCGCCTGGTACCACTCTGAATACCACAACCACTTTTGCTTTTGATGCATCTGCAAGTTCACCAACGTGTTTGTAAAAATTTCTTTGTACTGCTCCTTCTTGGTTTCCTGCATCTGGACCCATTGCCATGCTTTGGTTTAGATTCATTAGATTTGCCATAGTGTTATCCTTGTTTACTTTCCATGCTTGCTGGTGCTGGTGTGATTGTTTGATCACTAGCTGGAGCCGCTTGTGGTTGACTTTCAATTTTTGTTAAAAATGAAGTCAATTTGTTATATAGAAAACCAACATTAGCCATCTCCGCGGCCTTAAACGCACCTCTTTGTGAAGCAACATCTAAAATAGTTGATAAGTTTTTCAAGTCTCCAAGTGATAAAGCATTTGGATCTTGAGCAGGTGCCTCGGGTTGGGCCGTCGCCTTTTCCACTGGTTCTGCTTTTTTAGTTTCTTCGCTTGCCATTTTTTCTCCTATTAATTGCAATTAATATAATATACGCATATTATACTAAAATTAATTATCTACTGCAACGACTAATTTTGATTGTTTTGGGCTATTCCTGACAAAGCGAACAATGTAAGATCACCAGGTTCTTCAAAGCCAATCACAGTGACATTTCTAGTTTGATTACCAGTCATCTGTACATCTTTGGTAATACTATATCTACCACGGCAATTTTGATATATCCATTTACGCATTCTTTCAACATCATAATCGTGAACTCTTACCAAAGTATTAACAAAATGATCTGGTAAAAAATTTAGTTCTCGGTTGAAAAAATTTAATGGATTAATCCTCATATTGAACGGTCATTCCAAACGGTGCTTCTATGTTTCTTTCATATGGATTGTTGATAAGAAATATTGTGTCACAGTAGTGTTCGTCACCCCAACTGTTAAATGGCCAACCATCTGTGAACATAACAAATTTTTTAGGCTCTATACCTTCATTTTTCATATATTCCCAGTTACATTCAAACTCTGTTCCACCACCAGATCCTAGTTTGTATTCTAAAAGTTCTTCTGCATTATCTGGTGTAAACACTTTTGGATTAAAAACTTCAGTGTCAAAAGTCCATAAATGTATTCTAAAGTCTTTATATTGATCCATTATGTTTTTTACTTCTGTCAAAAATTCTGTACACTGTTCGTTGCTTATACTACCAGATGCATCTAGGGCCAAACATATATCAATCATTTCATCGTTGTTTTGGCCTGGTAAAATAGCACTAGTATGCCAAGACTTCCTACTAGGTCTCATCCATGTATAATCAGACTTCATTGTACTCATTATTTGTTGCTGTAATATTTCTCTCCAATCCATTTTTGGTTCTGTCAAATCAGATACTAGCCTTTGTAATGCACCAGGTAAACTACCTGCCCCTGTAGATTGTGCCGCACTTACCATTGCTTCTTTGATTTCATCTCTAATCTTTTTTAATTCTTCTTTTGTGTAAACAGGCCTACTACTCTTGCCACCTTTTTTATCCTTACCTTTACCTTCTCCTGCACCGTCACCTTTACCCCAATCAACATGTTCGTCCATAAGTTCGCCGGATTTTTCTAATGATTTTTTTCCATTCTTTTTGGCCTGTTTGTAAAGGTCATCGTATATTCGTTCTGCTGGCCAATCTTTGTATTTTTCATCTTGGAATCCTTTGTTCTCACCTTTTTTGCCTGTGGGCATTTCTCCAATGCCTGAATCTTTAAGTATTTGATTCACAGCATAATCGGCCGCTATGTTCCAAAGTTGTGGATCTCTATCGCCTATCCTTACCATCATGTGTTCAAAAACATTGTGTAATACTTCATGACCAAATAAAAATTCTGCTTCTCTTGGGGATAGCGAATCTATAAATTTTGTGTTATAATAAAAATGTCTGCCATCTGTACCAGCAGTAGGACACCAATCATCGGCATTAACAAGTTTCAATCTAGTAGCAAGATTGCCAAAGAAAGGATGTTTCAATAGTAAGGCAATTCTTGCTGTAACTAGTTTGTCTATGATCTTTTGATCTCTATAATCCATTATTTAGACTCCATAGCAGTGATGACATATTTGCCAAACTTTTTATGGAACCTATCAAATGATTTTAACTTGCTAGGATCAAACGGAAGTTTGTAATTTGTCAGTGCAATCTTCGCACCCATTACAACTAATTCAGTTTCAAAATTATCCATCATGTAATGGAAAAATCTATCTGCTTGTTCGTTCCAATTTTTTTCTTTCTTCTCGTGTGCCTGTTGTAGTTCATAACACAAAGATACTGTTAAAGAATACATTGCTGATATTTCTTTAGTTTTAAGATCTTTAACTTTACCGTTTAGTATATCAGATGGATTAGGCAGTTGGCCGCTCACCTTACGGTGATTCATAAACTTAACGGCCAACCCTTCTCCTACGCAACCTGCAACGAGGTCAGTGAGCGTACTTTCTGGCAGGTCATCTGATAGAAGTTGAGATACAAAACTCCATGATCTTGGAGTTGCAAATGATCTACTTGATCCTCGAGGATCAAAATCATATAAATCTTGTTTTGCAAAAGTGCAATAACCTACAACATCTGCATGAACTTTTCTGTCTGTAGCCCATTGTAACCAGTCATCATAATCTACTCTAAGTTCAATGTGTACAAATCTATTTGCTAAAGGAGCAGGCATTCTATAAGTCACACCTTTGTCAGAATCTCTGTTACCAGCCGCTACAATTGAAACGCCTTCTGGAAGATGATACTGACCAACTCTTCTGTTTAGTATCAACTGATAAGCCGCCGCTTGCACAGCCGGAGCCGCTGAGTTCAATTCATCTAGGAATACTATGGCGTTTGACTTAGGATCAGTTGGCAGTTCTGCCGGACTTGCCCATACCATGTTGTTTTCTTTGGAATTGTAGTATGGAATACCTTTGATATCTGTTGGTTCCCATAAAGGCAGTCTAATATCTATGACCTGTCTTTCTTGTGCATCTGCAACTTGTTTAACAATGTCTGATTTACCTATACCAGGTGCACCCCACATCATTAAAGGTCTTTGTAATTTTATGCAATGTTCTATTGCTGATTTTGCCTCGTTCGGTGTAACTGTTCTATTCTGCGAACCTACTGTTGTTTCTTTAGTTTTTCTAGCCATTTTGTACGCTCCTTTGTAAAATGTTTATAATACCATTATAGCAGAATTGTGCATTCCGTCAACCTGCTAAAAGTCGCTAATTTACTGGCTTTTTTGTTCGTCGGCTTTGCTCATAGCACGTGATAATCCATATTTTGTTATGTCTCCCGCAAATAACATTAATTGTAGGGCCATTTTTTCCATAGTTACTATAATTTTTTTCTTATCTACGTAATATGGGCAGTCTACAAACTCGTCTAACCAAAGGTAAGTTTGTGGTGTGAATATGATTTTAGCAGGAAATTTAATATTATAGCATTTGATATCACATGAGTGTACCCATTCTAAGCCGAGTTTGGTAAGTCTTAGTGATCTTGCTTGGTAACTTTCTCGAACATTTTGCCACCATGCAAAATACGAAGCCTTAATGCTTTCGTCATGAGTAGGTTGTTCCTTCAACATAAGGAAGGTTTTGGTGTATGCTGTTTTGACGTCCATATTATTAATTAGTTTTTATATAATCACTTAATAGTTCAACATGTTCGTATACAAATCGTGGGGTGGTAAGTTTCCATTTGTAATCATCTGTGTCACTGCCTTTTGTGATACGACTAAAATCAAGAAGTCCTGTTTTGTTTTCAAGCAAATTGTTAATAAAATCCTGTAGATCGCATCTAGCATACAATTCAGAATTATCAAGTTCTAGCCATTTTATCCATTTTGTGTCTTTTAAAAACTGTCTACTGTAATCAGTGTCTGGATGATTTACATAACTTAGTTGTATCACAGTATCCTCATGAGTAATAGGCATTAAATTTTGTAAGTCACTAGTAGGGGTAGGATGATTTGGATCACCATCCCATGAAATAAAATCCATTGCTGGAAGTTTGCTATAATCAATGTCTTTAGAATAAATTTGAAGACAGGTGGCCTGCGTTTTAAGTTTAGCTGGGATACAACTATCAAAAAAAGTAAAGTCAGGGTCAACCAATAAACATTCCATATTATCTTTTGCTTCAACTGCAATAGCAAAATTAGCACCTTTGTATACACCAATCTCAAAAAACTTAGTACATGTTTGATTCCATTGTAGATAATTTGTCAAGACTAGTGCGTCAAGTATTGTTCGTGTTTCTTTAAATTTATGGTAGTTTTTAAAATAGTGTCCGTCACAAAAATTATTCATAGTAGCCAATAAGGTAGTAAAATTAATTATCTAGCTAAATTATCTACTGAATTTTTCGCCTGTCTTTAATAAAAAAACCGTAAATTTATCAGTGTTGTGCTGGGTGTTCAATTTCTTGGCCAAATTTTCTGCATGGCCAGGATTTGAAAATGAAACTTTTTTGTATTTTGGACCAGGATAGTTAGCAACCAGACTTGATGACTTTAGATTAATAGGTTTACCGTCATAAAATACTGCCCATATGCCTTCAGCCGCAAGGACTTCATCCAATTTGAAGGTTGTTTTGTTACTGTGTTGTAATAACACTGTAGGTTTAGGTCTGCTCATATCTATAGTTGTATTTACCAAAAATCAATACTTGAAATTCTCAATCTTATCTCCTGTAAATATCTGCATGTTAGATATAAATGCTAAAACCGGAAGTATTGATAACTTTTTAACGCACGATGAAATGATAGAGTATAGACAGCATTTTCTTTCAACCAATCCTGCTAAAAGTAATTTGATGGATAACATCTATGGCATTGACAGTAAAAATATTAGCCATTACTTGTGGTTTAAAAAAACAATGTGGCAAAAATTTGCCAAAATATTAGACACAAAAGTAAATTTAGCAGTGGCGATGTTTTGCCAATTCACTGACTCATTCAAAATTCACAACGACAACGGAAAGTACCTAGCTGATAAAAAACACAAAAGTCATTTAGTTTTTTTAATTCCGTTCTCAGTGAATAAAGACATTGAACAATGTTACAAATCGCACACATTAGTATTCACTAAGGAGCCTAATCCAAACGCTCTGCAAGATCATGAAAAATATTTGAGTAATAATCCAATTTCTCGTGTTGAAAAATACAAAATTTTGAAAGCCCATCAATGGCAGAGTGGTAATTTAATTTGGTGGCGTAGTGATATGGATCATGCAGGTAGTCATTTCACTAAAGATATTAAAATAAAAGAATGTTGGTCAATTCACACATATGTTTGATAGAGAAAAACTGGATATAACGCATCTACAACCTTTAACCTGTAGAGCTTTTGAAGATTCAAAACACAATTTAAGGTTTGAAACAATCAGAAAGTTCACCAAACAGGACTTTGTGTCGCTTTTTTTAGATAGATTGAAAAATATTGAACAAAACAGCCTTATAGGTCTAGAAACTTTTAGCTACAAGGACTTGATTATTGGTTGCAATCATTTTATTGATAATTTAATTATGGAATACGGATTAAAAAATATTCAAATATTTGAACATGATTATTCTTATTATGGAAAACTATTGCCTACTATTGAATACACCACATTAGATACCTTGACAAAAACAAAGCCTTTGCTTATAGCGGCACCTTTTCCTGGACATTTAGCCATGCATAGGCAGTTTAACGACATTATAGCAAAGTGTGAAGAAGAAAAAATAAGCGTGTTCATTGATGCGGCTTGGTTCCCATCTGCATTTGATATTACTCTAAACATTTCTAGTCCGTGTATACAGCAAGTTGCCTTCAGTTGTAGCAAAGCATACAACCTGGGAGATAATAGAATAGGATTACGACTACGTAAAAATAAAACTAGTGACAGTATTACACACATGAACGATAGGAATATGATATCCAAAGCCAGCTATCAGATTGCTTGTGAATATTTAAAAAATTACAAATATGATCATCTCGTATCACTATACAAGAAAGAATATTTTCAAATGTGTCGTGCTTTAAAACTTAGGCCTTCAAATATAATACATGCGGCATTTAGTTTGGATTGGAATACACTTTTTGGTGTTAAAAAAGTTTTACCTAATTTATAATTTCTCTACAACTATCTTGACATGAACATTGCGAGAATCAACTAATTTAGATTTGAATCCTATTTGTTCTAATGTAAAAATTGTTTTTTTAAGACTATAAAAATTTTTATTTAGATGCTGGTTGGTATCATTTTTTTGTTCAAGATCAAAAAAGTCTAGCCAGACTAGACCTTGAGGTACTAATATATCATACAAAGTTTTCATACATTCTTCAAACTGTATAAAAGAATAATGTTCGGCAAAAACATGATTAATTGTTATTTTATTTGGCTTAACATTCTTTAAATCTGTAATACACTGAACATGATCTTCATTAATAAATTTATCATTACAATAGTGTAGCATTCTATGATCAGTGTCATAACAATAAGTTTTTGCTACAAATTGATGCAAGTGTTCAGTTATAAATCCTAAGCCTACGCCATAATCTAGTAAGACATCTGAATTTGATAATTTTAAAAATTGTTTTGTTACTTTTGATTCTTTTGCTTTAAGGTCAGCAATATATTTGTATTTTTCCTGCACACTATTGAAAGTAGAATTAATACTTTTACTTGGGTATATTATTTCTAATAAGTCTTGTAAATTATTTTTTGTTTTCAAATTCGCCACCATCCATTTCGATATTGATTGTTTGTGCCTGTTGTGCTGTTTTCAAAGCTTCAATTATCTCTTCTTGTATGGTTACCATTCTGGTCATTACTTGTGATAAGGAATCAGCAAGTCTATCTGCTTCTGCGGCCGTAATAATAATCTGAGGTTGCCCTTGTTGACGTAGTGTTCTAATACGACCTAGTAGATCCTCAATTGGTCGTGTTTGTATTTTGGAACTCTTTGACTGCATTGTTTAATACCTGTTGCATTTCTAATTTAGTTTTCATAGGACCTTTGTAAGGATATCTCGATAACGTAATCATTTTTGGACAATATGCTTTACGCCATCCTTTTTCAAAACAAATAATATAGTATCCTGCACAAAATTGACTTTTGGACTTTGGTGTTTTAGTGTAAACTGGTAATTGCTTTTGAACATCAAACATAGGATTGTATGGATGTTGGCTACATGCAAAGCCATGTACATCAAAGTTATCTGTTTGTTCAACAGCACTATTTGTAGTCTGTGTGCTATGATCAAATATATCAAAGCCAAACTTTTGGAATAAACTTTCTTGGGTATCAAACACTTGTCTATCTTTTTGTTTACTTAAAAATACCCATCCATTATTTTCTTGTTTTTGTAAAGTTCCAAGTTTTTGACCTTTTTCTTCTACTATCCAGAATCTGTCTTTGACTAACATTTTTGCTGTTACTGTCATACTACTAACCTCGCATTAAATGGCTCAACATATAATTGTGCCTGCTCACTTATTCTATTTAAATCATACTTGGCACAAAACTTCATAAATCTGATACCAACTTGATCAATACTTTTATTTTCTGCTTTTGCTTGATCAATTGTTTGGTCTAGTTCTTGGACAATTGCTTCTGGTTGTGCGTGTAGATCAACGAGTAGTTTATTACGTTCATAGTCTTCAAGGACACGATGTTCTTTACCTTCAGGATCTACCCATTTGCTTAACATTAAATTATTCCAAGTGTAACCTTTGTCCTTTCGATCTGCGAAAGCTTCTTGTAGGCCAATTTTATTTTTAGTACCTTTTGTACGTACACCCGGATATGCTGAAAATATGTTATCACTAGGATCACCTCTCATGGATTTTTCAAATATGATCCATTCTATGTTTGGTGCTCCCTTGGCCGTTTTTGTTTTTTTATCTATTACTGGTTGCCCTTTTTTGTCAAACCATCCTTCATGTGTGATTGTTTGTTCCGTAACCCCGTTATACTGTTTTACATTTGGATTAACGAGTTGATTAAGATCCTTATCGGTGCTTACAATTACATGTTTTTCGTTAGGATGTCTGTCAATCCATCTCGCAATAAGATCATCTGCCTCTGCTTGTGCATTTCTTAATACTGTAACATTTGTTTTTTCTTTAATAAATTTACAAAAATCATCATAACATTCCCAGAAGACTTCATTTTCTTCTTTTTCCTTCTGAGTTAATGCATCAACGGCATCTTTCCTATTTCTTTTGTAAGGGGCATAATGATCTTTCCTCCATGAACGTCCTTCTAAACAAAAAATTACATGCGAGCCATCGAAGTCTTGCCATGCCTTTTTGACACTATTCATCATGATATGAATTGCCATGCCAATCTTTTCACTAGCGTCACCTTTGATTACATGTCTTGCCCTAAAAAAAGTGTTTGCGGTATCTACTAATATGTGTGTCAAATTTTTTCTCCATTCACTTCGTTTAAATTAAATTCAATTCCTTCTAACTCTTTGGGCTTTCCGTTTGGATAAACTGGAGTCACTTGGAACTCCTCTCCTGTTGTATCACTTTTACATCCTGCAAGTAACCAATCCCATTCAAAGTCACCTTTAACAACAAAGTCATTTAAAACTTCATATCTTCCATCAGGCATAGTTTTTAACAATTCTTCTTTGCATTCATCCATAGTGTTGAACCAACCTTGCATTTGAAAGTACTGTTGCGATTCAATAGGGCTATGTCCAATTAAGTAGGCCAATATCAAGATTTTGAAATCACCCACTTATCCCCACCAGTTTTGTGTAAACTTAGGTAGTTTTTTCTTTATAGGTCCCCATATTGCAATTTCTGCCCTTCCAATAAATTTTGGTCTCGGTATAAGCCAACCTATCAATATGCCTAACAAAAAATAACCCATTATGATACCTCTGTCTTTCCGTCATCTCTTCTATTGATTTGAACATAACCTGACCCTGTCACGTCAACTCCTTGTTCATTTCCAATAGTTCTACAAAGAGTTTGAAACCATCTATCAACTATTTCTTCTGGTGAATCTCCTTCGTAGCCATTTTGTTTAAGCATGTTTACGAATTCATCATTCCAATCGAGCTCAAAAAAACCATTTCTTGGATTGTCTGGAGCCACATTCATGTTTAACACTTTTACCCATGGCTCTTCGCTTTTGCTTTTTGTTTTCTTCTTTGCTTTAGTGTTCTTTGTTTTCTTAACTTTCATATTCTATATTTTATAATGTTTTTCCAATAAAGTCAACTATACTTTGGTAATATATTTCCTGTTCTTCCACTGTTGCATGGGCTCCGTTTTCCTTATAGTATTTGGTATTTGTATCAATGCTAAAGTACGGTGCCATATTATTTGGAAATATGGTATTAAAGATTTTGTGTTCGTCTTGAAAATAATTTACAAAATATATTTTACTGCCTTTCTCTTCAGCGTATCTAATTAACTTTTGATATTCTGGTATTTGTAAAGCAATTATAGGTGCTACATCAAGATGTACAAAATAGTTTTGTATTGATTTTAAGCTGGACTGAGTCAATTCGTCAAAATAATCTAGATCATCTTCCATGTGTGGCGAGTATCTTTTCAGTTGTTTTGTTTTAATATTTTTAACTTGCCTTACAACCGAACTTATCAATTGCACAAATATTATTTTAGCAGTATTTTCTTGTAGGTAGTGGTATACTGTTTCAAATACTTCTTGGTTTGTTTGACCGCCAGTGGCAAGATTTATTCCATTATGATCCTGTAAAAAAAGATCAGCGTAACTTTTTTTATTTGAAATTGGCGGAGACCCTAAACTGAAATCGTAATCTGTCATGCTGGCTCCAAAGAATGCATATTCGTTATGTTGTTTAGTAAAATTAAATTTTTCTAAGTTTTTTTGCTTGATTTCACCTTTAAGATGATAATAAGGGATCTCTAAAAAGTATTCACCGTTAAGCGTCAATTGGTTTCCGTGTACAACATGTGTTTCCACATAATCATTATTAGACACATTGTAAGATCCTATTGCTGGGTCTATTTTTACTCCGTTCACGGTGTAGTCTGTTATTTGTAATCCATTTGCATTATCTCTATGACTGATATCTTTTGTTCTGCCAGATCTTATAATTCTTAATCTAAGTGATCTGTCAATGTTTGTCGTATGAATCCATTCTTTTTTGTCTTGTAAATCACCGTCGTGTATTAACTCATTATTAATGAAAATTTTTATTTGTGGAGGACTAGTTATGAAGTTTGGAGTTAAAGTTAGTGAAATATTATTAGGCATTATGTGCCCCATTTGTTTCCAAATAAATCAACGTGTAGTCTTGGAGAGTACTTATACCCATTTTGCAATGCAATGTCTGCAACTTGTTTCGATGTTTTTGCTTGTCCTTCTTGCGTGGCACCAACAGCCATTAAGTAGATATCCGCGTCGACTCCTAGTTCATTGTATTCTTTCCTTGCCATTTCTACTTCTTCTAAGTCTTGTTCGTCTTGTACTACAAATTTAAAATACAAATGTGTATTAGGTATTTTGTGATATTGTCTAGCTACAAACGGCTTAATAGCTTTTGCCCAATGTTCTCCTGATATTGATAATTTAGGTGATGTTGACCAAGTGATATGCACTGGCTCTTTTGTGTAATCCCCATGCACTAAGCCCTGTAAAAATCTTTCAAATTCAGCTTTAAAAGGTTGAGTGCAGTTTGTTTCTATTGTTAAATTTTTCAAATCATTAAATTCAGGCTGTCTAAGCAACTGCTGTGTTTCACGTTGCCATAGCATTGGTTCGCCACCTGTAATTATAAAATGTATATCTGATCCATTATCATTTGTCCATTTGTTGTTCGGAGTATATTGTTTTACTTTAACCGCAATGTCATCTACAGTGTCCCAACTGACTAAATGTTTGTATCTGCTAGCCCAACTGGCACTAGCGTCACATCCTATTTCCACAACTGGCAGATCTCTTACATGTTTTACATGCGATAAGTCCTGCGTCATATATGGCATTTCTTCCGGCTTCAACCACTTTGATTTATCTCTGCCTTGACCAAATCCGTGGCAATTAAAGTTGCAACCAAATACACGAAAGAACACACTTGGTACACCTACAAATCTACCTTCGCCTTGTACAGAATAAAATATTTCTGAATACCTTAGTTTTTCCATATTTTAGGATCTATCTTTTTTGTTGCTTGTACTATTTCTTCATTTGTATATTGTTTTTGTTGTGATGTCAATGTCGATGTATTTAGATCATCAGGAAAATCTCTGTATAAAAAATGTTGAATAGTTTCTGTGTCTACTAGCCTATTAAATGAAACATGTGATTCGTCAATATTTTTTTCATTACGTAATACAGATGTCATACTGTCATCTAGTTGTTGCATATTTTTAAACTCCATCATGATGTGAAACTCGGGCAGATCCATTGATCTGAATCCTAATTTAGCTCTTGTAAGTCTATAGTTTTCCATTTTGCCCATACTGACTAAACCATCTAAAAATTTTCGCATTTTATTTGCAAAATCATATGCATCTACATCTTTATGATGGTCTGCCCAGATGTGATAGATATCAGCCAAAGTAATCCTCCATTGTTCCTTCTCTATATAAATCTTGGGTAATACAATGTACGCCATTATCCCAAAAATATCTGTGCCTAAAATTAAAAATTACAGGCTCTACTTTATGTTTTTTAAAATGATCAAACACTTCTTTATTGTAATTGTTGCATATAATAGTGTTTTGGTCAAGTGATAACATATTTACATCGAACACAGTTTCTTCCACATAGCCGACCCAATCATTCAACCATTCATTTACAAATGCAATTAATTTATCATTGTCCTCTTCCCCTGGTATCCACCAACGGCCACCTACCTTTTCCGTTATTTTCCTAAAAGGATGTAACTTTTTCCAACTTTGATCTGGCAAGTACAAAACGTCCCAGCCTGGGAATTCTTTAGCATAATCTTGAATATCATAAAGCGACACAATACAACCTGGCTTTACCACACAGAATGACGCATCGCTATGATAGCCTCTACTTGACATATGCACTCGAAAACCTTCAGCCTCCCACATTTTTTTATATTTTGTGATAGTAGCACTGTCAAAATTTTCTTTGTACTCGGGATGATCCCAAAATAAATCTTGGCCAACTCTTACAATTTCAGCAGTCGAAAGTCCTTCGGTCTGTAACATTTCAATGTGTAAATTTTTCCTATCAATCTGTTTAAGTACATCCTTACACCCTCTAACATCTCTGCCACTTACTGCATATAGTTTTTCTCCTATAACAGCAAAATTGTCTCTTGGATTTACCATTGGTCTATATAAATTTTTTAGTGAGCCAATTTTATCCATGTCAGGCCAGCTTCGATATGTTTGTACTCCAGCTTTATTGAGTAGTTTTTCTAACATTTGAAAATCTTGTTCAGTCTCTTCGGCAATACGTTTCAAAGGTGACATTATTTTATCATTCTTATAAAAAGGAGTATTTTCAAACCACTCTATTTTAAAAGCTGAGCCAATCCAACAATGTTTTAAAGTATCAAATGTTGCGTAGCCTTTTATAGGGATCATTACTTCCCTTTCTTTTTATCTAATCTAACTACGTTATCCTTTTTGAAATGTCCAACGGATTCTCTATGGATATCATTGTGTTGAAAGTTTGCCCAATATAGTTCAAAGGCAACTCCACTTTCAATGCCTTCAAATGTATGATATAGGCCTGGTTTTACAGAAGTAAAATCTCCTGGTCCGAGTATAGTTTCGTCTACTAAGTCGTAATCTTTTTGCCATACTCTAATTTTCATTTTGCCAGATACAACATAAAAGCCGTTAAACTTGTATTCATGTTTGTGTTTACTACACACACCACCTGCTTTATAATCTATTCTGTGAAATTCTAATGAGCTATTAGCTAGAATAAGTTCTGTGGATCCCCAAATTTTACCTGCAATATTTGCCATAATGTATTATAAGCTATTTAAATTTTTTAGTCAATTGGTTATTATTTGCTCCATTCTTCCCACGGAAAAACAAGCCAACTAGGCACCTCGTCTTTGTTGATTTGATAACCAAAATAATCTACCGCTGTGATGCTAGGCTTGTTGTTAACCAACACAGCAAATCTTATACGCTCTTTTGGTCTACCAAAATTATCTTCAATATACTTCAGTGTTTTTCCAGAATCATTAATATCATCAACTATCAATATTTTTTTTTGAAAAGCAAAGGCTTTTTCCAAATTACTTAGATCGGGCTTGCGATTAGATTCATTGTCTCTTAATCTAATGGTAATTGATTCGTGTGTTACATTTAGCCTGTGTGACAGATATACAGAAGGGATAAGTCCACCTCGATTAAGTCCAATTATTATATTTGGCATCCAATTTGAGTGTACCATTTGGTCTTCAATTTGTAATAATGCATTACGCATTTGCCCTGTGGTAAAGTAATTTTTTTTTGAATCTTCCATATTGTATTTTACTACAACTAGGCAAAATTTTCAACCGGCAATACTTTACGCCAGTCTGTGTGTCTTGCCCTATCAAATTTTTCCAAATAATTAATACATTCCTGTACTAAAATTGGATCTTGTGCTAAATGAGCTCTTGTATGTTCACGTACAAAGTTTATAAAATTTTGATTAAAACCGTTATAATTTTTTGTGTTGTCTAAAAAAGTTTTTTTACTGTCCAAGGATAACGAACTAATATGGAAACTACTTGGTCTATCAATTGTAATTGGATTAATTAACATTTTATGATTATCACAAAAATTTACTAAATCTAGTATTGAGTGATAACTTATGGCTTGCACAACATGGTTTACTCCAAACTGAACATTAGGTGAATTTTTAGCTTCTATGTATTCAATATTTTTCACTAACGTGTTCCAGTCATGCTTGTTTCTTACATATTCAAAAGTTTTTTCTGTGCCATCTAAAGAAACATTTAGCCAAACCTTTTTGAAATCCTTGAAACTATCAAATATAATATCATTTATTTTTGTAAGATTAGTAGTCATTTGTAGCACACATTTCTTTTTTTGCTGTGCAGGAATCTTAGATAAGATTTGTGGTAACCATGGAATAATTAATGGCTCACCTCCGCTTAAATTTATAATTGTTGCCTGCGAAAGATATGCGTCACACCATTTCATAAAGTCAGTGCTTTTACCCCAGTCAAATTTTATTTGTTCGTAGTGTTCTGTAGGACTATGCATTTCTTTCAGATATGGATGTTGTATGGCTTCAGCTAATATTTGACTACTCAAACTAGGTTTACACATAAGGCATCTTAGGTTACACAAGTTACCAGTTGTTAAATCAAAGTATTGAATATCTTCTATTTTTGGATTATTAATTTGTTTTCTAATTTTTCCCTTTATTGCATAATTCGAAATAAGTCTTTGTGACTGGCCTCCGTGATCTTCTTTAATCCAGCATTTGTTACAAATATTGTTTCTGACTCCGTTTAACAAGTCTTTACGTAAGTTTTTTAGTTCGTCTGATGCCCAATATTCTTCTACTTGGTCATAGGTGTATGTCCATTTGTTAATATTACAACATGGAGACAATCTGTTTCTGCTATCTAAGGTAAGACCAAACCATGGCATTACACAAAACGTATTCTTATCAGGAATCATATTGTGTATTTAAAATTGTGTAACGACGTGTCTAAATAAACCTGAGGCCAACATGGCCAATAAAATTGTGTTTAAAACTATTAATGCACGGTCATGCCATTTAAATCCAACCCATAACCACCCCGCAGTTCCAACAACTGAAAAGTAAACATCATAAATTTTTGGTACTTCTTCAACTGATCTGCACAACACAGCTATGCAGATAAAAAATACTGCAACCCATTTCACATACCAAGTTGAATCATGGACAGGAGTAACCTTACGAACAGCACTTAGGCTATCTTCAAGTGATTCAATTTTGCTTTCAATAGCATTAAGCTTACTTTGTGTATCGCTCATATACTCTGTTAATGTTATTTTCAACCCTTACAAAGGTAGAACATTTTGGCATATCTTTAAGTCGCCTTGCACCAATATATGTGGCCGCTGATCGTATTCCACCTAAAATATCTTCAACGGTATCATTTACAGGTCCTCTATCGGGTAGAGATACATGTCGACCTTCATTTCCTCTGTAGCCATCTTTTCTTTTGCCGTGAATTTCTCTTGCACGGTCTGAACTCATGCCATAAAATTCACGTTTGCCGTCTTCTACCTGAATTTCTGATTCATTGTGTCCTGCTAGCATACCTCCAATCATTACAGCATGAGCACCTCCACCTAATGCTTTTGCTATATCACCAGGATAAACACAGCCTCCATCAGCCATTATGTGTCCATCTACTCCATTCGCGGCGTCAGCACATTCTAATATTGCTGAAAACTGTGGCACACCTACTCCGGTCATTGTTCTTGTTGTACATACAGAACCAGGTCCAATACCAATCTTAACCATGTCAGCACCATTAATAATTAATTCTTCTACCATCTCCGGAGTAACAACATTGCCAGCAACAATTACTTTTTCAGGATAGTCATCTCTAACTTTTTTAATAAAATCCACAAAATTTTGATGGTATGCATTTGCCACATCAACTGTAATCATTTTGACGTCTGGAAAACTTTGTAAGACTGCCTCCATATTCCTATAATCAGCGGCGTCATTATCCCACATTTTGTTAGTACCTACGGAAACAGATACACTTTGTAATCGCAGGCCAGTTCCAACAGCCTCTTTCCATTTGTCCAATGGCGTGCTTTTAGTAATTACAGTCATCATTTTGTGTTCTTGTAACACCTTTGCCATGCTAAATGTGCCAACGCCGTCCATGTTACTTGCAAAGATAGGCGTAAAGTTCATTACTTTACCCGAATTTATAAATGTAAACTTCCTAGTCATGTCAACGTCACGTCTTGAACTTAATGTAGATCTTTTAGGTTCCATTAACACATCATCAAAGTTAAGTTTTATGTCTTCTTTAATCCTCATTCTCTTCCTTCTCTCGTGTTCTACACATATCTAAAATATTTTGATAGTGTTCATGTGCGTCTTGTAAAGCAGGGTACTTTTTTTTCAGTTCGTCTTCGTCAAATCCCATATCCATTTGTCCATAAGTTATTTCAAAGTCATTATCCATTGGGCTTCCGGTAATTGTTGCGGTGCCTACATTCAATTCACCACCGCCTAGTGTCCATTCCTGCATGTCAGATTGAACATTTGCTTGCATTTCTTTGATCTGTTTCTTTGTCAATTTTTTCTTTTGTAATTTTTTTTTAGTTGCCATTACCATGACCTTTCATGCTCATACAAATTTTATAAAACTCATCTCTGGTTGCTGGATCTTCCTTAAAAGCACCAAGCATTATCGCTGTTGTCATATCGCTTTCATGCTCTCTTACACCTCTGTGTGTCATACAATGATGTTCGGCTTTTACAACTACTGCAAGGTTTTCCGTTTTAGCATATTTTTTCAGTTCATCAGCAATCTGTGTTGTCATCTCTTCTTGTATTTGCGGTCTTTCAACTATGTGATGCACTATTCTATTAAACTTACTAAGTCCAATAACCTCACCGTTTGGAATAATACCAATCCATGCCTTGCCTACAATGTTTTGAAAGTGATGGGCACACGTTGATCTAATGGATATTGGACCACTAGTGTACATGCTTTTGTAGCCCATGTTAGGAAAACTTGTAACTCTTGGCGCTGGTTTGAATCTACCACCAAATGTTTCTCTGATGTACATCTTTGCCACACGTTTTGCAGTTTCCTGTGTGTTGTGGTCATTCTGTGTGTCAATGACAAGACTGTCTAAGACTCCTTGTAATTTTTCTTGTACTTCTGCTTGTAATAGATCCATCTCGCCATCTTCTATAAATTCAGATATGTTGTCGTTTGAATGAAATCTCTTGCCAGCTTTTTGTATTCTTTCTTTTATTGTTTTACTTACAGGCCCTTCTGGTGCCCAACTATCTTTTAGTCTATCGTTCATAGTATATCCTTTATTATAGTTGCGTATTGTAACAAAGTCAATTTAAAATATTTCACCATTGCATTTAATATTGCCATTACAAATGTCACCTATTAATTTTTGTATTTTGTCAGTAGATCCAAATTCTGGATTTATGCCAAAAGTGTTGTATTTTTTACTGAAATTTTTCATTATTAGGTAATTGGTAAATTTATAGCCACTGTAATCAGGATAGTCTACAACGCCGGACTTGTCTTTATCAATATAACTTGATAACATCCAACCTATGTTACAATTATCATTTATTTTGTGTTCAAAATTTTTTATAAGCATGTATGGCATTTGACAACTTAACCAATAACTTTGTGTCCAATTTTTTGTAAGACTCCATAAGTCTAAAGTGTCAATTGTTTGTGTAAAATTTTTACCAGCTAAACTAGAAGAATTTTGATTGAAAAATATTAAATCAACATCAGTTTTTATTTGATATAAAATTTTATGTAAATTCGTAATTCCTAATTCCTTCCATGTTACTGAGATATTATTAACTCCATCTATTTTTGATTGCGTCTGCCCTATATTTGTAACATGGTAGCCTGCATTCTTACATCCTAAAATTATGTTTTCACCACGTGTGTTCCCACAACCTACTAATAATGCATTTTTCATACTAAGTCCTTAAACATTTCTTGCCACTTAGTTGTATGCCTTTTTGTAATATTATCTAAAGTTGAAATATAATTCTCTTGCTTTGGCAATTTAATTTGCATGATACAGTTTTTAATGTTATTAATTAAATTTGTATCTTCCTTTGCTAAAGTTTTTAAGCATTGTTCTAATTTTTTTATAATCTCTGCTTTTTTTTCTGTTGGATAATTTTTTGCATCAATAGGAGCAGGCCTATGTAAAATGTTTATTGTAATGTCTTTAATATTTTCTTTATGGTAGAAAAAATTTACAACCTTATCTACATCTATTGCATTCATAACACTAAAAATAGAATTAACACGTATGTCAAAATTTGTATTATCTCGCACATACTTTAGGTTTGAAATAAATCTATTCCAATTGGCGCCGTTACGTATATAATTAAATTTACTACCAAGTGCATCTACACTCATTGTTAATTGAACATTTTTAAATTTTTTACATAATATTTTAAAAAGTTTATTATTTTTTTGCCAGTGCATATTGGTATTAATTCTTAAAGGTATGTCTGTGTTTTCTAATTGTTCTAGCAGGATTGTATTGTAAGGAATATAAAAAGGTTCACCACCACTGAGATAAATTTCTTTCAAGTTGCTTTGATTTTTTTTAATCATATCAATTATCATGTTTATATTTTTTTTGTTTACAGATGCTGTCACAACTTTTTCATCTTTAGCTATAAGACTACTTTGTTGTGGCCAGCACATTACACAACGCAAGTTACATATATTAGACCAGTGCAAGTCAATAAATCGTAGATCAAAATTATTCTTATCAAGATAATCAATATCCTCATCAATTAGTCTTGAATTATAATGATCACGCAAATAAGAAAAGTTGTTATCTGAAATTGTTCTATGTACACACCAACCACAGTTCTTATCAGCCTTGTTATCTAACATATTTTGTCTAATACTTGTAAGTTTATCGCCACCAAGTATATCATGTATGCTAGTTTTGTTTACATTTCCTAGTCTAGTTCTTCCTACACTACAAGTACGAACATCACCATTTGTGTAAAGTTCAAAATTTGTCCATGGTACTACACAAAAATTTTTGTTTTGTCTAAACAAATTATATTTTTTTTTTGGATCTATCATGTGTTTTTCAGTAGCCATGTGTAAAAAGGAGTTGTGAAGTTCATCCGCCACTGGCCATTGAATCCAAAATCTCGCCAACCTTTTTGATATTTTGGTTGATCATGCCCAGCATCTTGTTGTTCTTTTAGCCATAACTTAGGATAATCTGGTTTGTACACTGTCATATCTAATAACTTATTTAGATTAATTTCATCAACTGTCAAATTTATTATTGATAATATTTGCTTATCCTTTTCATTATGTCCTGTCCTGTTGACTGTGAGGGTATGTTCTTTATTGTCCAATAAATCTAATTTAAAATTTAACACATTGTCATGCCTTATTTCATGCTTTTTAATTACAACAAGCTCATCTAATTTAATTTCTACAATCGGCAAATAATTAGGCTTGTGTGTTTGCACACCAAAGTGCATACTGACAGCAATTTGCTCGGACACTATTGTATGTCCTTTTTATTCTTTTTATTGTACCATTTTACAGCAGTCGCAACTACGTTATCAATTGAACTTTGATTAGGATGCCATCCCAATATTTCTTTTACTTTGGTTATATCTGCAACCAAATACGCAGGATCTCCTGGACGGTTTGGATGTATTTGTATATCCATTTTTCCTGTGTATTTTTGAACTGTGTCTAATAGTTCTTTATTTGAAGCAGGAGCTCCAGAGCCTAAATTAAACACCTCAGATATAGTATTTTCCGAAGCAAAGTTAAGTGCTTTCAAGTGTGCATCAGCTAGATCCATAACGTGAACATAGTCTCTTACACACGAGCCATCTTCAGTGTTATATTGATCTCCAAACATTGTGAAAGGCTTACCTTGTCTTGATGCCTTTATGGCTAGTGGTATAATGTGTGTCTCTTTACTTCTAAGTTCTCCTACTTCACCTTCTGGGTCGGCTCCAGCGGCATTAAAATATCTTAGCCCCACACTAGATAATCCGTAAGCAACTTTATAGTCTTTACAAATTTGCTCCATCATTAATTTACTTGCTCCATAAGAACTAATTGGTTTTGCCTCATCTGACTCCTTACATTTACGCATTCCTGGATCGCCATAAACTGCGGCACTTGAACTATACACAAAAGTTTTTATGTCTAAGGAAACTAACTTATCTAGTAGACTTAGTGTTACTATTAAATTGTTTTTGTAGTATAGCGAAGGATTTGACACAGATTCTGGCACACTTGTACTGCCAGCAAAGTGTATACAACTTGTGATATTGTAACGTTTTACTATTTCATCTAATCTATCTATTTCTTGTGGTAGTTGTAAATTGTAGTTTGGGCCAAATGACACAAGGCCTTTGTTGTAATGCCGGTCAACAACGACAGGCACGTAACCATTTTTTGCAAGTAATTTACAAGTATGAGACCCAACATATCCAGCACCGCCTGTGACTAGCACTGCTTTGTTAGGGCTTTTAATATTTGTTTTCTGAAACGGGTGTTCTGTAGTGGGGTCCATCTCTTCTCCATTGTTCGCCCTTGCCTGTCATGATGTCTATCATTCTGTCTATGGTACTGTCAGTCCAATCAGATATTTGACCCATACTAGGGGATGGTTTACTTAATAATATTTCTAATTTACTCATTGCGTCCTGCTGTGACCAAGGCACATACATTCTTGTATGGTCATTTGAAAACACTTCTGGAAATGATCTGTATGCTGGAAATAGCACATTACAACCTAACGCATCTGCTTCACTGACTGTGTTAGATGTCCAGTCTTGTAAAGCACAATTAAATAATACTCTTGAGTCTGCAAGTATATTGTAATAATCATTTTTTTGCAAATTTTCATTTATCGTTATTATGCCTTCATTAGCTAAATGTTTTGCCTCGTCGACATAGTACTCGTTATTAGATCTCAAAGGTCCACCTGAACATATTGCAAATTCTGTTTCTGGATGTTTTTGTTTGTACGCTTGTGCAAGATCCATAAAAAATTGTGGCTGTTTTTCTTGGTCCCATCTTGCGCCAAAAACCACTCTTTGTTTTCTTTCAATGAAAAGTTTTTGTTCTACTCTACTTTGTACTTCTTCTTTGCCAAAACTTAAACCTGATATGTTGTAAATAGGAGCCTTCCAGTTGGCAATACGCATGTTTGCAACCATTTCCTCATTACTTGCTAGAATAGTTACATTTGGAATCTCATTGCACATTTCTTCGTACAAGCTCATCCATTTACTCATACCCCAAACATGAACAAAATCATCTGGATCAATTGATTGTGCTAAACATCTTAGATATATTTTTGGCCTGTATTCTTCTGGTGATTGTTGTAGTATGTACGGCAATGCTTCAATACCTGGTTGAAACATGTCTTCAAAGAAGATAATATCACTTGATGTAATTTCACCTGCCTTCATCATCTGTACAAGATTCATCATTTGACTCATACCAAAATAGCTTCTGCCATGTGCATCTAATACTTGTCCTGTGACTATTGCTTTGGAATCATCAATAGTTGTGCCAGGCACAACAACATATTCTATACCACGTTTCTTATAAGCACGTTCAGTCCAATCCGAAAGCTGTAAAGTATATCTACCTTCGTATGGCTCCAATCCCATGTAGAAAATTTTCATTATTTTCCTTTTATAAAGTTTAACATTGTGTCAGCATCTGATACCTCAAACGGATCATCGTCATCACTTGCATTATTTTTTCCTGGTTCAATAAATTGTTTTACTATGTTACCATTATCTACAAGCATTGAATATCTCCAAGATCTCATACCAAACCCTTGCTTTGGTTTATTCACAAGCATGCCCATCCCTTGTGTGAAAACAGCTTCACCATCTCCTATAGGTTTAACCTGTTTAACATTTTGGTCTTTGAACCATGCATTCATAACAAATGCATCATTCACTGATATACAATACACTTCATCAATGCCTGCCGTTTTGAACTCTTCATACTTTGCCTCATACCCTGGTACTTGTTGCGATGAACAAGTTGGTGTAAATGCTCCAGGAAGTGCGAATACAACAACTTTTTTATTTGCAAAAAGTTCTTCAGTGTCTATGTCTTTCCATTCGCCACCAATAAAAGTACAACCACCTACTTCATCAGTATCACCAATTCTAGTTTTAAAATTTGTATACGGTACTCTCATACTAGTTTGCCTCCTTTATTAATTTTACATTACCACTATCTGTGTGTTTTATAACATGTTTATTTTGTAAAGCCAAGTGTAAAAAAGTTTCGTACTTTTCGTCTTTTACTAATAGTGTTACACAATCATCATCATCATTGTCATATCCGTGATATGCCCAAATAAAGTCTTTACCGTATTTCAAGCCTAAGTTACCTGCGGTTGTGCAAATATTTGCAACTGCATCTACAAATGTGTATGACGCATTAAGCCCACCTCCGCCTATAGGAAGATACCCCATTCTTGTTGTAGCTCTGTTTTCTTTAATTTGTATTTCTTTCATAAACTGCATGACTCCCATTCTCTCCATCTTCTGATACATCTATTTCAATTTGTCTACCTGGATATCTCTTTGTAATCGCAACATACAAATCATCAGACATCATTTCACATGACTTGTAGTCAAGTTTAAGTGTGCCTTCACTGTACATGTCTTCTATCCATCTTTTAAATTGTATAAACTCAATATCTCTATCATCATGAAACACCTCAATGGCAACTTTGAAGTGAAATATGTGTCTGTGTGGATACCCTAAAAAACTTACATCATATCTGTCTCCAGTAGCCAATTTAGGATCATCTAATGCCGCAGGATACTTGTGTATACCCTCTTTACGAAAAGTCACCCATATCATCTTAGATCCTTTTGCCGCTTGTTCTTTCAATGCTTTCTCTCTTAATTCGTATGTTGGATCCGCATCAGCCATGTGTCTTCCTCCATTGGTTTATCTTTTTTATAATCATTCCAAGATGTAAATCCTGATGATTGTTTAAAATGATTCATACTCATTGTCCATACACCTGGATTTGTTTTATTGAAATCAACATCATCTACCTTTATACATAAATTGTTATCTTCTTCACTGTTGTCAAAAATTATAGAGCAAAATGGAATAAATTTTTCCTTGTTCCACACACTGCTGAATCTTTTCTTAACTTCATTGTGTAAGTTGTATTGATAATCTATAGTGACGAAATATCCCATGTCTAAAAATTTCATGATCTGTGCAATCTGTGTAGCCACGTTGTGCATGAATGTTCTGTTTGCACCATAATAGATAGCTTCCGCATTCACCTTTACTGCCATTTCTTGTATTGCATCAAATGTTAATTCATTAGTTGCCAAGAATAAGGTCTGTTTTCCAAATGCCGGCGTGTGTTCCACTTCTTTTCCAGAAAACACTTTTATGTCATCTTTCATTCCAGAATCATAAGTTCTAAGCATAGTTTATATTACTATAAATTTACTTTTTTGTCAATGTTGCTTTTGCACGTACCAGTGCATCTTTTAAAGCTAATTTGCTTTTTTTAAGACGCATGAGCAAAGTTTTACTTTCTGAGCTTCTATCTTTTTTTCTGTCTTCGGTAAGCTCTTCCACTTTTCTTTTTAGATAATCATGTTGATCTTTTAATTTTTTATATGCTTTACTTTTTACTTTCATTTATCCTCCTTCAAATAAAGAACTAAAGTTGTTTTTACCTTTACCACCACCTGTTGCTCTTTGCCATCTTGTGCCTCTTATATCTGCCAGGAATGCTTTAGAATTTGATATCAACTCCATTGGTCTTTCACTTGTAAACACTTGCTCCACTAGTGTGTTGAAATACAATATGTTTCTTGGTACAAATTCACTAGGCTCATCTGTATTGTCTGCATTTTTTATTTTTTGCCATGCTTTTGGATCTGGCTGATACTTTATCATTTCTATATCATTCATATCATTTGCTATTTGCACAGCTCTTATATGATTGTATACATTGTGTGCCATCATTAGTGTGTAACTGAAACTGTCCCAACTTGTTTTGCCTTCTTTGTTGTTTTTATTTAGATCGCCTTCACCATACCAGCAAATATCTCCCATTGTTAATCTGTCACCAATTGCCGATGGAAAAGGAAATTTAATATTACTGCCTTTTAGTCTTTTGTCATCTGGAGCTTTTTCCATTATGTAAGACCATCTTTTTGGAGTAAACAAGTTGTGTGTATATACTAGTCCATTAGCAGTTGATAAAAATGCAGATGCTGAATCAAAACTGATTGTGAAGTTTTCATTAATGTGCTGTCTTACTTGTCTTTGCACTTGTGTTAAGAAACACGCCCAGTCTAACTGTGATGTACCAAGTACGTGCATCCAATCTTTACCTTCTAATTTGTTTTCATCTCTCATTATGATTAGACGTTTGAGCATCACTTCCATATCACACATATTGATACCGCCCATTGCCCAACCTTCAAATTCAAAATCTTTTACAGCATCATACCAAATTTGAGCAGTTTCCCAATCATCACCTTGTAGCACATTCAAAAATTTTGTTTGTCCTAGTCTATTCTTTTGGAAAAATTTGTTGTTGTATATAGTTCCATCTAGTGTGTCTTGAAAACTGTTCAATCCTGTTTTTGGTGAATTTAAATCATCTGCCGCCCACGTAGGAACATCAAGTGTCATTGCCCAATCGCTTGTTAGTTCTAGCCAATTTAGTATATTGCTTCTTACCGTGTTTGCTTTGTTACCTTCAAAATCTTTCCAATCAAATTTTATTACACCTTTTCCTAGTTGATATCCTCCAGAGTCACCTACTATTGTGCTAAACTTTCTGTCTCTGTTTACACACATACTATCTCTGTCATTAACTTTGTCCATATCTAAACAAGCATGGCCTGCCGAATATAACGCTGTTGGGTAAGTGAAGTATCCTTCTTCTGGATTTATAAAATTAAGTCCTTCTACACCACTGTCAAATGCTTTTGGAATACGGTCAGTTGGAATATGTGTTCCGTTAGTTACTCTTTGTTTAGATATGAATGTATTGTAAAAATTTGAAATAGCAGGCAAGAACACCGCAAAATCTCTGCTGTAGTCTCCTAAGTGTTCCTGCCTTTTATTTTCTGTCATTACTGCGCCTGAGCTGGGATAATATATTGATACTTGCCTAAACCTGAATCAACTGTCACCATCATTGCACCTTCATTTGAAAAGTGCAACATTACTTTGGCAGAATCACTCAGTTTCAGTATTTGCAATACCTGTGCTACAGGCCAACTCCACCCTTTATTTAGAGTACCTTTCACATCACTAGCAAAAACAAATTCACCACCATGCGACGCTTGGTCGCCAAAAGTGAATACTAAATTATTATTCTCTGTTCTTACAACAAAAGAATTGTGTTCAGTGTTTGCTATTGATTGAAAGTTGAACCTTTGCACACTCGCTACTGTAGGTTCAATTTCTACGTCCCACTTAACTCCTTTAAATTTTACAGTTTTAAGCTTTTCGTTAATTATTTCAGCGTTCATAAATCTGTAATCGTTTTTGAAGTCACCTTTTTCGTTTTCAAAGTGAATGCCTGTTGGAACCTCAGCACTATTTCTAGTGCCTTTCAACACACTTATTTTAGCTTTCTCTTTGTACTCTGGACATTTTAAATGAATATCTAGTTTGCCTAGTTGTGGCATTCCAAAAGTTCCGTCCATCTCTGTTTGTGGTTTGTGAAATGATCCTTGCAAGATAACTGATCTATCTTCAGCCATTGAATCAATTGTAGTTTCATTACTGGTACCAGTAATTTTAACAAGATCCAAAAATCCCAAGCCGTGCGTATGCTTGACTATGTCTCTTAAGATATCTATCATAGTTAATATTATATAGGTTATTTAGATTTTAATCAAGATTAATTTCGTTAATGTTGTAAACAATCGGATTTTGTTTACCAGGAAGTTTAAATATAACATAGTTTGCACCTTGTTCAAATTGGTTAGTTTCAACTACTTCGTAGCCTGTAGCTTTTAACATACCAACCATTTTTGTTTTGGTATTGTAGTTCCAATAATTTCTTTTAGCCATGGCTAAATCGTAATCATAATGACAATCAGCATATTGTATAAAACCATACCCACCTGGAATAAGGACTCTTTTGAGATCACGTAGATATTCTCTAATATGTAATTGTGAAAAAAACACAAATGTATCCCAACTAAACACAAAATTACACGATCCGTTAGGTATATCAGAGCAATCTGTTTTAGTAGTCAAATGGAACCTCAAGTGTTTACGGTGTAATGGATTAAACCTTCTAAAAACTTTGTCTTTTATTTCAGGTAGTACGTCTAAAAAATAATTTGTAGTCCATCCCCTAAATTCTTTTGAAAACATTCCATTACCTGGCCCTATTTCCAATGAATTATAAAGGCTTTCTTTATTGAATTGGTAAATTTTTGTGCAAATACGTTTATATAAATGATCATCAACATTAGGTTTTTGTTTTTTAAATTCAAGGTCTTTTGCGTACCAGTCTCGCGGTTTGTCAATTTTATCAATTTCAAGTTCGTTGTTAGCATCCACAGCAATTTCAATATCTTTCAAAATTTTTAAATTTTTATCAATTAATTCTTGAAAGTCTGTGCCTTTGGCTTTTTCGAGTTTTTCTATTAATAATTTTATTTCTTCAATGCTTAACATTTTTTGTATTTAAAATTCAAATAATTTATTAAACGTGTTACTGGTCTCCGTTGATTGCACGTCCCAATCCAGTACACCTATCAGATTGTCAATTTTTTGATCTAATATAGTCTGTTCCATTGCTTCAGAATCAAAAGGCAAGTCTTTGAACCAATCTGGAATACGTAATTCATCTACAGGATAAGCTATGCTTGTGTAATTTAATGGATTGTTCTTAAGTTTACAAACAATTACTTTTGCACCATCAGTGATAGGCAGTGAATATTTGTCACCATACATTTGTCGACATGTGTTCCAATTTATACTTGCTCTAACATGACCTGGCATATTTGCTTTGCCTTGTTTTTTTTCCTTTTCCCAATAGTCGGTTACGTTATTGGCACGTTTTGGAGATCCTTTTTCCCATCCAGGCCTAGCCTTGAAGTCCGATCTGAATTCAGATATTGCTTTAAGCACTTCTTCCTCAGTGTTGCCAATTAAAACTTTATAGAGAACATCACTTAAAAAGTTTTGCACAAACACAGGAGTATCTGATCTCTTCAAATCAAGACCCATTGCTTTAACTTTTCCTTCTTTACCTGTTTTATCAACACGTTCACCCTCTTTGTCATAGTATAACACTGCGTATCTTTTTTTTGTGATAAACAGTCCTTTCAAAGCCACAAGCTCTCGTCCTGCCTTTATCACTGCACCTCTTGTTGTAGGACAATGAAATGCCTTATTCATATAGCTAGCAAACGTTGTATTGACCTCATCAGCAATTTTATCATATAAACTTATAACACTCTCTTTGGTCCATGGTATTGATCCCGACTCAATTTCCTTTGCAAGTGTTTTATGTGCTGAAAAGTACACAGAGTCAGTATCACCATATATAATGCTTTGACCAACATGATCATATTTGCCACCTATTATTTCATTTACTTTGGCACCCATGTGTTTTGTAATACATCTTCCTGTAAGTGTGACCGATTGTCCTATTCTCATATCAAAAAATCTACAACCTGGATTTAAAATGGCTCCATACAAACTATTTAAATTAATTTTTTTTACCAGTTGTCTCTTGTCCCAATATTCTTTTTCAATTTCATTATCACCAGCATCATGCATTTTACGTTGCATTTCCTTTCTTTCTGCGTACCATCGCTTTAAAAGTCCTGGAATAATTGCTTCAAATTCATATGTAAATATCGTACCGTTGGCACTCAGCATCCATTTATTATTAGCTTCAAACACAACATCATATAATTGTGCCGCCGACATTCTCACACTTGTACCGTCTGTCCAATCTACTAGAACTTCAGTGCCTTTTTCTTTGTTCATCACTGCTTGATATTCCCAGCTACCAAATTGGTTATCCCATGCGGCTGCAAAACTTTTTTTTTGTGATTTCGCCCTGTTTACTTCTGCAGAAGTTATTATAGGTCTTAGTTGTCCCACAATAGTTTCAGGACCCATGTTCAATGCTCTAATAACACTTGGATATAGCGAATTTATATCAATAGATCCTATCCAATCATGTAAACCTTTTTTTGGAGTGGCCACATAAGCACCAGCCGCTGTTACTGGTTCTGCTTGCTTGTCTCTGTATTTTCTTCCTGGCACAATCATGCCTCGTCTATGTGCTTCATTAACAATTGCTTGTTCAGTTACTGCGACTGCACCCATTGTTGTCTGTAGTAGAACTGTATTTTGATGGGCTATTTCATTTGCTAGTTCAATAAATTTTAATTTTTTTTCAAGTTTAGCTAATAAGCTTGTGTCTTGTCTGTTGTACTCAATAAATAATCCAAAATCATTTTTATACAAATTGTCTAATGATCCCTCGTATATAGTTTTCTTTTCGCCCAGTTCATGTTCACCAATGGCATCCAATCTAAAACTGTGTCGCTCTTCGTAAGTGTATTTCCTGTACAGTTCTAATAAATCTAAATGCACTCTCCCAATTAAATCATAACTTAACTGCTCTCTGCCATATTTTTCAAATGTTCTTTTTTTTGGTTTTTCTCCCCAAAAACATAAACGTCTAGTATCATCAGAACTGAGAACTTTTTGTATTCTTCCTACTGTGTAAGGGATATCATAACCTTCGGAGTTCCATCCTGACAAAATATCAGCATCTTCAACTAGTTGTAAAAAAGCATCAAGCATGTCTTTTTCTTTATCAAATAACATAGTATTTGGAAAACGTTCTGTTAGTTCTTTTGCCTCCTGCATTGATATTGTTTTAGGCGGAACAGCAAGTGTGACAAGTTGATCCGTCCATCCCATATAACAACTTATGGCAGTAATGGGCATGAACGGATCATCTGTTGTCGAATAACCCCTATCAGGGTCAAAGTCTACCTCAATATCAAAAAACATTACGTTCAATTTAGGAGTTTCTTTACCGAGATAATTCTCTTCTAAACATCTAAAAACTGGATTGATATCTTGTTCGTGTAGAGATTTGTTAGATCTAATACGTTGTTCTTTGATGAACTCCTTAGATGTTGCACAAGTAACTTTTTGTAATTGTTCGCCTGTGGTTGATCTGTGCTTGCCTCTGCTGTCTGGATAATAAAAAACATATCTTGCATCATACTCCACAAATACACGACCTTTTTTTGGATCACGTTCTACAACGTAAATTTTATCTTCGTCTTTTTTATATAAGGCGTCTATGTAACTCATTGTATGAATACTTTGTATAATCCTATTGTGTTCATTATTGTAAACCAACCTGTAAGGCATGATATCCAAACCAACCTACGTCTAAATCCTGCCCAACACATGGTGCTAGATCCTAGCCAGTATAATGGAAACACTATGTTCATTATAGGATGTGGTGAAGTAAAAGTCAATACCGCTGATCCACATATGGTTACAATTACCGAGAATATTTCAAGATAAAAAGCAAATGGATCTGTGATGTAACTCTTTACCCAAAATTCTTTGAGTAAGTTGTACACTAAAGTTTACCGGCTGTGTTTAGTATACTTTCTAATGTGTCCATGTCATCAGCAATATTTTGATAGTTACCTCTATGTGCTACGGAAATTGCCTTGTTAATTAAAGCTGGTTTAAGCTCTAGTTCTTCAGCTATTGCTTTTACTGTGTCTTTTAGTCCTGTTCTTAAATCTTCCACTTCACCTAAAACTTGTGAGCCTTGTGAGATAATTTGTATTAGTTTTTGTTTTTCTGCGTCGTTAAAGTTTCTTACTGCCATATATTCTCCTTGTTGTCTGTAAGTATATAATAATTTGGTGATAATTGCAACTTAATTGAGTCCAAAAAAAGTTTTTTTCCAATTATTTTGCTGGGCAATATCTAAATTTGTCCATTCTGATTTTTGATCAAGCATTTTATGACTAGATTCAATCCAATCGATTGAGGTCAGCCAACTTTCCATTTTCGTTTTTTCTTCTAGTATTTCCTCATATTCACTAGTGCTAAAGTTAAATGAAATTAATTCAAAACTATTTCCTTGAGCATCACAGTAATCAACGTTGAATTGTAATCCCCATTTTGGTCGCATATTAGCCAATTTGTATAATAATGGACATTTTTGTGCAAATCTTTTTAGTTGTTCCATGGCTTCGTCTTGATATGCTGGCCTTTGTAGTAGAATCGCATTGTTTATATGTGGGCCATTATCAATGCCTTTTTTGGAACCTGTTTCCTGACCTTCCTCCAAAAACCAGTCTTTTTGCAAAAACCAATGGTTAGCTCTATGAGCCGATACAGCAAACATATTTTTTTTGGCGTAGAGTCTTTCTATTCTGGAAAGATCAAAGCCATGATAATCAAAATTATGAATAAGAGACCATAAATTTTTAAACCATTGGTCTGTTTCTGCTCTATCTTCAATAGGTTTTTGATAGTTTGCTCTGGGATCAAACTCTCTATCTGTAATTTTTATTTGCATATTTTTAATTAGTTAATTTGTATGCCCATGAACAATTATATGGCCATATCTTTGATGCTACATCATCATTTGTCCATTTTACTAAATTTGTTTTTGCATCTTCAATAAAGGTTACTTTGTATGTTCCTGCCGTGTTTAAATAAAAGGACAATCCAGAACTCCAGTGTGTTGTGGCACTAGGATCATGCAGATGTAAAATATTATTGCCAGATAAAATTTTTCCACTTAATACAATTAAAGATGGACAATCTATTGTTAAATCAAATGTGATATTTTCTCCATTGTATTTGTCATAACTTATATCTATCACATTGTCAATTTTTTTATCAAAATAAACCATATCACGGACTGGAAAATTCATAAAATGCTGTGTTGTAGAATTAGAAACTTTTTTATGTATGTCATGGAGCGATTTTGCAAAGCCTTTGTGTAAAAGGTTTTCTGGAATAAGTTGTAGTTTTTGTTTCAACCATGTGAATCTTTCCATTGGATTTTTATATATCAAAGCGTCCATTTGTATTGTGTTTGGCACACATTGGAAGTGGCTACTTACATTTGGCTTTGCGTGTCGCCATGTTTTTAGGATGCCTTCACCTATTACATCATAGTTTATAGTTTCACTTACTAATATATCAATGTCATGTTGAAAGTTTGTAAAAATATCTTTACTCCAAAAATCTTTATTTAAAACAGTAAATTTTTTTGTATCAAAGTTCTCTCCAAGTAATTTTTTAGCTATGATAGATTCCTTTTGACCTCTTTCAATTGCATATACAAATTTTGCCCCATGATGTAAAGCGTAGGCAGACAATATTCCAGTGCCAGAGCCAACGTCTATTACCACTTTGTTTTCTACATTCTCTAAGGCTTTGTAGTAGAATAAGTTGCGTGTTTTATCATTTGTCATGTTAAATGACTTTTTGATATCTGTAGCCTGCATAGGCATGTACTTATTTTAAAAAATATTAGGAATTATTTTTTGTGTTGTTCACAAGACTATCAAGATCATAACTTGGATCAATAGCACCGTGTTTGGCTTTTGCTATATTATCCATTTGTACTGCCACTTTGAAATCAAAGTCTGTGACATCGTTGGTTCTATGAGTATAAATTTTTACCAAAACTTCATCATAAAAAATTGCAATATCTGCATGATGATCTAATTCTTCCTGAGGCTTTACTGTGTCTATTAAAAATTTAATTGTTTCAAAGTAATCTACAAACTTATATCTCTTTTGTAAACTATTATCTTTGTATTCCCAATCAGGCAAATATTTCTTTCGCAATTCTTCAATTTTATCTTTTGGTAAATTTTGATATTCTCTAGTTGCACTTTCATTTATGTTTGCTTTCATAAATTGGTTTGCATCTCTTGTAAATTTATCTAGTTTGGCAAGCCCACGACTACCAGCACTTGACGGCGATTGCATTTGTTCACCAGAATCAATATGACCTCTTTGACGCATTTTAGTAACGTCATCCAGGTATTCTCTATAATTGTAAGGTATACTACTCATTGTAATTATTTATTTCCATAGAACCATCTTAAAACGTTCTTTATCAACACCAAAATATTTTGTTTTCCAAGCACTCTGTTCAAAAAATCCTAAATGATGCCATTCAGATTTTTTTTCTAGTATTTTTTGAGATGCATGTGCCCAATCTTGTGCTAATAAAAATTCATCCATTAGATCTTTTTTATCCGCTATTTCTTGATAATTAAATCCATCAAATTCCCAATGTAATACTTCAAATACATTTCCATTTGTATCACAATAATCTATAGAAAAATCAAGTCCCCACTTTGGTTTCATTGCAATTAATTTATACAGGTGACTATTATTTTTTGCCCATTCACTTAATTGTTTCAATGCATCGCCTTGAAACCCTTTTCTTTCAAACATGTAGGCATGATTTATGTGAGGCCCAGTATCTGGATTATCATCAATAAACCAATCTTGTCTTAGTGTAATATGATCTTTGTTTCTATGAATAGTAAGATGATGTCTATTAGCCATAGCATACGATTGTTCTAGTTTTGTTAGATCATAACCATTTTGATCAAACAGAGCAACACTTTCAACTGGAGGGAGAGTAGAGATATTAGTTATGCTTTCACTGTAGCACGGATTAGGATTAAATTTATTATTTGTAACGTGTAATCGCATACACGTAATTATCTATTTTTTTGGATCTAGATCGTTTGTAAAGTTATCTTTAGGTGCTTCTAGTTCTACATCTTCGCCTGCGTCTTCTAATGGAACAGTAGAATTTGGCGTGCCTTCTGTGTCTTTGTCATGAGTATGGTCTTTGTCACCATCTTTGTGCGAATGTTTTGTGCCATCGTCGTGTGTGTGTTCCACACCGTCGTCATCTTTTTCAGCTACAACTTCTTCTTCTGGTTGTTCAGCCTTTTCAGCATCTGCAATCATTTCTGCTGTTTCTGGTGTTGTGACCAAAATGTTTGATGATTCTTCATTGTAAACTGCTTCATTGTCTGAGACAGCGTTGTATAGTTCAACAAGTTCATTTTCGTTTGCGTTTGCAATATATTCTTGCATATCTTTTCCAACAATTTCTCTAAATGATTTTGCGTCATATGTTTGTTCGTCTTTCTGTTCTGTTTTTAGTTCTGCTAATTGTGCTTCCAGTTCAGCAATTTTGTCTAATCTATTTGTTTCTTCAGATACAGCTTTTTTTATACTTGTAGAAATAGAATCATCAGCATCAGATTCTTTAATAGCTTTGGTAATACTTGATTCACTTTTTGTAATTGATTCAACTAGTTTTTCTGCTTTAGGTGACACTTTTGGTTGTTCTGTGTACTCCTTAATACCCGCTAATTTTGCAATATCAGCTAATGAAATATCTTTGTCGTCTAAAATTTTTGGCTCTTTGTTTGCGGCCTCCATAAGCTCAGCTCTCTCCTGGTCAGGAGATGCATTACTCATTTCCTTCAAACGAGCAACAAGGTCTGCAAAACTATTATCTTTTGATTCTTTACGTGCCATCTAAGTATTTATATTTGTTTCAGCTTTATTTAAGGCGTTGATTTAGCTGTATAGCAAGTTTTGACTCATATGCCAAGCCTTCCGTTGGCATAAATTTGCTGTATTTGTCCTGTAAAAATTTTACTTGGTTTAGATCTTTACCTGTGTCTAATCTTAATTTGGCATCTCTAAGGTCTTGTTCTATCATTTTAGCAAGTTCGTCATTGCCAGCATCTTGTGCCATTTCTAATGCGTTGTTCATAGCCTTAATTGCAGGCACTGAATTGTCTATGGCATCGTTGATTGAACCCATACCTGCTACTGCACCTACAATTACTCCTGCCGCCGCAAGTCCTTTAGCCCAATCTTTGAGCCCTTCGTCAAACTGTTCGTCGTCTTTGACATACTTGTCTTTAATTTTTCCAATTTCTTGATGTGACGCACCTTTGCCTGCCGCACTTTGTATTGCTGTCATGCCTTTTTTACCGTATTTTTTGACACCTGCTCTATACATGATACCACTTTCTGTTGTGGGATTCAGAAGGTAGTCTCTTGCGTCATTTAAATCACTAGCCGCAACTGCAATCATCTGCGTCATCCAACTTGGCAGTTCGCCTTGCATTGTTTCTAATTTCTGTTTCATCTGCATGGCATCTTCAATAATTGTTTCGCAGTTTCTAATAGCACTAGGCACATCCATATGTCCGTCTTCGTTCAAGTCCTTTTTCATTTGTTCTTTTGACTTTTTGTATTTTTGCATAAACTGTTCATCAGATAGTGTTTTCATGTCAGCATCTATATCACTCATCTTACCTTCGTTTTGTTTACGTGTTTCTTTGGCAATTTCTTTTTCAACTTCGTTTACTCTTTTTGCCAATATACGCATCATGCCTGGTTTGGTATCAATGTCATCCAATTTGGTTTCTTTGTCTAATATTTCATCAATATTTCTTTGTATTACTTCAGCATGTTTTTGCATCAAGTTGTTGTCTAATTCTTCTCTGTATGGATTTAGTCTTTGATATTCTTCGTAGTTGGCCGCACCCTGTAGGTAGTCCGCCGCTTTGTTCAATTTGCTCTGCACCCAACCTTCAAGGTCATCACCTTTTTTGATCATGTCCATCAATTGTATTGCATACTTCACAGTGTGGTATAGTGTTGATTTGCTCATGTGTCCCTCGCCTGCGTCTTCAAACTTGTGAGCATACGCACCACCTTGCATTTTTTCATAATATTC